CTAGATAAAGAATTATCTCCTACTGCCACATTATTACTACCTGTAGTTATTGCATCACCTGCAACAGAACCTACAGCAGTGTTACGAGTTCCTGTAGTGTTTGCTCTTAAAGCTCTGTATCCAACTCCTGTATTGTTAGAAGCAGTAGTATTGTTTTCTAAAGACTCAGAACCGACTGCTACATTGTTTGTACCTGAAGTATTTTCAAAAAGTGCTGCATACCCACAAGTTGTATTATCTGTACCTGTATTTTTAAATAAACTTTGTGAACCTATAGCTGTAACTTGGTTGGCTTGTGCTGCACCTCCTGCTGCTTCAAAACCGACAGCAGTAACATTATTAGCTGTAGTATTATTATCAGCAGACCCAAAACCAACTGCTGTGTTTTGAGTACCTGTAGTGTTTCCAGCTAAGGAACTACCACCAACTGCTGTATTAGAAGAACCTGTAGTGTTTGCACTTAATGATAATCTGCCAATAGCTGTATTGTTACTTGCTGTGGTATTTGCATCTAAAGCATTAGCACCCATAGCAACATTAAACTGTCCTGTAGTATTGACACCCATAGCAAAAACACCAACTGCGGTATTGTTTCCAGCAGTGGTATTAGCTTCTAATGCTCTCATTCCTAGTGCTGTATTTGAACCACCAGTCGTACAAGCTTCTAATGCTTCTGCACCAACAGCTACATTTTCAATTCCTGTAGTATTTGCTACTAATGCTAAAGAGCCTATTCCAACATTTTGAGTACCTGTTGTGTTTGATAATAAAGCTGCATAACCTACTGCTGTGTTGGCATTTGCAGTGGTGTTTGCTCCTAGTGCCTCTCTACCTATACCAACATTGTTTATACCTGTCGTATTATTTTCAAGTGCTAAAACACCCATAGCCACATTATCTGTGCCTGTCGTATTGTCAAGTAATGCTTGAAAGCCAAAAGCTGTATTATTATTAGCTGTAGTGTTTGTTGATAATGCTTGATAACCAAAAGCTGTATGATTAGAACCTGTAGTGTTAGCATCTAAGGCTTGTGCACCAACAACAGTATTTTTAGCTCCTTCGGTATTCACCAACATAGATTTTCTACCTAATGAAACATTATTACTTGCTGTAGTATTAGCACTTAATGCTTGATAGCCTAAAGCAGTATTGTCTGTTCCTGTTGTATTAGCATCTAAGGATAATGAACCTACTGCGGTGTTTTCATCACCTGTGGTGTTTACTCTTAATGCATTTTTGCCAACTGCTGTGTTATCAGATGCAGTAGTATTAGATTCTAAGGCATTATGACCAAGACCTGTATTTTGTGAGCCTGTAGTATTAGCCCCTAAAGAATCTTTACCTATTGCTGTGTTTGTATTTCCTGTAGTGTTAGCATCTAAAGAAGCTGAACCGACTGCTGTATTGTTTGCACCTGTTGTGTTTGACAGTAAAGCTGTAAATCCAACCGCAGTGTTGCTTGATGCTGTCGTATTAGCTTCTAATGCAGCAAAACCAACAGCTACATTACTACTTCCTGTTGTTAAACCTTTTAAAGAATCAGCACCTATGCCTACATTATTATCTCCACTTGTTAATGCAGCAAATACAGTATCACCTAGACCTGTGTTATTAGTAGCAGCGTCTAATGTACCTGTACTTGCGTTTTGACTTATTAAAATACTGTCCTCAAAGTTTGTTGTATCAGCTAGAATACCTACGCCATTTATAGCACCTACATTTAAACTAGCAAAAGCGTCAACTATTGCTGCTCCTGAACCTGCTCCATCAGAATAAACTGCTTTTACATCTCCTGCTGGTATAGTTACATTAGCACCACTACCTTGCGAAATAATTATATTTTGTGAACCGCTAGTGCCGTTTTCTATAAACCAAAGTTTAGATACTGTGTTTGGACCTAGTGTAATAGTACAAGCTGAATCAAGTGCACCTGTGTATTTTAAATAAATACTTCTTCCTTCGTCTGTTGCTCCGTCTGCTATTGTGGTTGTATGTGTGTCTGCATTTGTAGTAATAGCTTCTGTGCCAAAGCTAAATGCTTCAGCAATAAGTTCTAAATTAGTATTAGTGCTTGTTCCCCAAGTTCCTGATTCATCACCAGTTGCTATTTCTTTAAGCCTTAAATCGTTTGTATATGCTGCCATTTCTTCCTCCGATTTGTTTGATTGTACACTATATTTTTGTAAATATTAAGCAACTTCTTTCCAATTAGGTGTTTGCGTATCTGATACATCAGTATAGCTTGGTGTTTGGGTTGTTGTTACTCCTGAATAACCAGCTGTTTGAGCATCGTTTACTAATCCCCAGATATTAACAATATTAGCTTCTGCCGTTGCACTTACTCCTGTAGGAACAATTATAGCTTTAGCCACAGTGCTAACAGAACCTAAACTTGTTGTCGCAGTAAAACCTGTAACAGCTATTGTATTAGATGATTTTTGTGTTACTGTGCCTAAACTTGAAGTGCCGCTTATACCTGTAACAGCTACATTTGCACCTGCTGTTACTGTTTCGTCACCTAAACTTGTTACTGAAGCTACAGCAGTAACACCTGTAACAGCGGCACCTGCAGTGATAGCATTTCCTAATGCAGAAGTACCCGTATTACCTGTTGGACTTATATTTGCATCTGCTGCAATACTTTCATCACCTAAAGTACCTGTACCAGCAACGCCTGTAGGTGAGATATTAGCTTCAGCTATTATGCTCTCATTACCTAGTGTTCCTGTGGATGAAACTCCCGTGGGTGAAACGCTAGCCTTGGCTACTACACTTTCATTTCCTAGTGTTCCTGTTCCAGCAACACCTGTAGGTGAGATAACAGCAGTGCCCGTTACTGTTTCGTTACCTAAAGAAGAATTAGCACTTAAACCAGTAACACTTACATTAGCTTTAGCTACAACTGTTTCGTTACCTAAAGTAGCAGTTCCCGATACACCTGTAAGTGTTATATTAGCTTCTGCAACAATAGAAACACTGTTTACAGAACCTGTAGCTGATACACCAGTTAATTCAACAGGTATAGACGTGCCCCAAGCACCATCGCCCCAAGCACCTCTGCCCCAGCCTGTTATATCAGCCATAAGCTACTAAGCTATTCTTATAATTGCGTTAGAAGCGTCTGCTGTTGGGAATTGAATAGTGAAATCACCTGCGGTTGAGGTTTTATCTCCACCAAAATCTAAAACACATACTGAAGGGTCTGAAGTTGCGGCTTCGTTATAAATTAATGCACCTCTTGCAGTAATTGTAGCTGTACTGAAAGTTAAATCATTAAAATCAGTTAAAGCTGTTGTTCCTGATGTTGTTGGGGTTACACTTGTTAAAAAAGCACCTTTAGCAGTATACCCAGTTCCACTCACCTCATTACTTGAAGTATATGCAGTAGTAGCCGCATCTAAAGAAGCACTGCTTGTATAAAGTGCTAATTTAAATTGGTCACTCGCTGCTGTAAAATTATGTGTACCAGTCATCAATTCTTTTTTAAATGAAGTACACATCGCTTGTGTTATTGCCATTATAGTCTCCTAATAATATTAGCCATTTCTTTATGACCTTGTTTTTCTAATAAACCTGCTACAGTTGCTCTGTCACTAGCAATAGCTTGTTTTACATATAATAAAATAACTTGTTGGATAGTGTCTTTAAATGCTTCTGCTTGGGCTTTTACCATAGGGTCAGCATTATCACTTATACCAATAAGTTTTTCTACTAATCTTTCTGTCCAATATTCAGGACTTAAACCTTTATTTTCTGTTGTTTGAACATTAACAGTACCTAATGTCGGTTTTACATCTACACTAAACATTTGGTGCTCCTACATTAAGTTTTACTTGATCGTTACGTGCTTCGTCTCTTAAATTTTTAAATTCACCCAAAACTTTTAATGTGCTAAGTGCTTCTTGATATTTAGTTTCGTATATAGATATAGCTTGTGGGTCAAGTTTCATAAAAACAGCTCCCTCTACTAAAGCACCAAATAATAAAGCATTAGGTGCATTTTCCGATAACCAACTTTGTTCAGAATCACCAAGACTCGTTACAGAAGCAGGTCTGTAATAATAATGTAATTCCACACTAAAATTAGCGTTAGGAGTAGGAGCTACTATAAATGTATTATCATCAAACTGTGCATAGTAAAGGGGTTTGCCTGTTGTTGCTTCTTGTGGTGTGTAATCTCTTATAAACGAAACTTGTTTTAATAAAAGATATGAAAAGTTGTTACTAGAATCCTTTAAAGCTAAACTAAAAGTAGATAAATAATCAGTGGGTGTAGATAAATAAGTATTACCTGAGGTCATTGTGCCACCTACATTTTTTCTAAATACAGGTAATTGAACACTTTTTAATATTCTTTCTTCAGCAGTTGTGATGAAATTATCTATATTATTAACAAAAGTTGTTTCTGTATTATCTAAATAATCTTGTATTGCTGTTTTTAATGTTGTTTTAGTAAATCCTGCCATTACGTAATACTCACTGTCACACTACCTATATTTGCTGTGCCATTGGTGCCCTCTAGTTTACTACCAATAGGGTCACTTTGAAAAGTCATTCCTGCGGCAGCTTGATTTGTTGTTTTAACTAAACCTAGTTGTGTTTGTGGTAAATCTACCTCAGGTCTAGGTTGGTGTAAGGCTTCAGCATCAGCAGATAGCGGTGGTGGGTTAAGTTGCGGATGTTTTACCTCAAAACACTCATGACATACTTTAGAATTGTTCCATTCTTGTCTAGCTGTAGTATACCTGTATCTAAAACCACAAGTATCGCAAATAAAATAGGCGTATTTACCAGAAGCGTAAGACATTAGATATATTGCCTTTTAGGAACAATTTTAAGTGGAGACCTATCTTCATCGTATTTAATAGCATTTAATAAATCTTGTTCATATTGTTGTTTGAGTATGGGTAACTTTTGCGTGTTCTTTTTTAAACATAAGTAATAAGCTAACCCAGAAGTTAAGCAAGGTAAAAATCTATTAGGAACATCTATATCTTGGTCTGAAGCGTCTATATCCTCTATTGTTCTCCAAACATAGTAAATGAGTTTGTCTGTCGAGTTCTCTGGTGTTGGGTATAAATGTATTACTGGTGTTGTTAGTCTTTCTAACCAATACTGCGTAGGTCTAGCTTCAGTCAGTTTATTAGGAATACCTACATATTCGTTTCTATCCATCCTACTAATTCTAAAATCAGTAATCACATTATTAACAGTTTTCTCTATATATGCGTCTAGTATATCGATATCGAAAGAGTTTATGCTGTACTCATTAGTACCTTTAGTCAGTGTAATTTCGTTTTTAGCAACCTCCCACATCTGTATGCCTCTATTATTCCAATCAGCAAACATAATATTTAAAGAACGTCTAGCAGTTACTGCATCATAAGACGTACGAGCTTCCAAACCTGCAAGTTCGTACGCCTCCTCGATTGCGTTAGCTACATTAACTGAAAAAGCTCTTGTGCCTGACGTCGCCATATTAAGTGTAATAAGCTACGAAAAAATCACAATTAGCCAATACAACGTATGCACCAGTTCCAAACTTTACACCATCATTAGGTATATAGTGGTCGAAACTTTCATTAGCCGCTGAGCCAAATTTAAAATGTATCAATAGTTTAGTGTCTGTATCACTTGTGCCATCGTATATTTTAATCTCGCCGTCTGCAGCACTTGCCTGTGCTTGTATGGATTGGATTCTAATAGGTCCTAGGTTAGTTGCAGTACCTGCATCTGCTCCAATAAAACCTTGTAGCTGTCCAGTTGAAGTCAAAGCCTTAGACGCTTTTACATCTGATGAACTCATAGTGACCTCCTATTATGCGTCAGCAAATGGTGTAACTAAAGTGCCTGAACCTAAAGTAATTCCTTCTACTGCATATTTTGCACTACCTACTGCAGTTACTTTAATAATACTACCTGCTAATCCGCCTTTAGTAGAACCGTTTAAAGTAATTACATCATTAGAAGCACCAGAAATAAATGTTTTACCAGTAGCGTTATTAACGCCTGTGTATAAACCACCTACGAATTTATCGGTTCCGTCAGTTAAAATATCCATATCTGTAGCAGCTGTTTCTACTACAAATAAGAAAGAAGCACCTAAATTATTTAATTGATTTGGGTCGCTATTATCTCCAGGGTCAGTAGTAACAATACTTGGTAAAGTAAATTTACCATCAGCGTCATTACATGTTAATATTTTACCTGCGTGTGACTCAACTGTTAATGTAGTATCTGCTGTTAAACTAACAACTACTGCATTACCTGCCGATATAAACCCCGCCAAAGATTTAACGGGACCTGAGAATGTACTCTTTGCCATATTAAGTTCTCCTTAATAAATCTATCGTCTTGGCTTGTCTGCTAGGTCAGTCGATAGATTGTTTATATTACCTAGAATCTTGTCATTCTATATTATTCAAAACAAAAAAGAAAGGGGACCGAAGTCCCCTTAAAAAACAAGTTAGCTTGTTTATGCTCCAGGAGAGCCAAAAATACCTCTCCAATCACTAAAACCAAAACTATAACGTTCTCTAGCTTTATATCTAACATTACCTGTTTCGAAATCACCTTCCATGCTTGTTTGCACTGGTGTTCTAACAAAATGTTTTAAGCCATTAGGTACGTCCGTTTTGATAAAGAATGCGTCTGTATCAGTCAGATAGTTGTTTACAACGTAACCTTGTGGGACCATACCCATGTTTCTGATTGCGTTGATATCATTATCTGATGTTTGCACACGTCCAGGAGACTCCATAAGTCTATCAGCTACAAATTGTAATGCTGGTGGAATTATGAGTTTTGTTGCTTGTGCGTTAATTTTCATGCCTCTTTCATCTTTGAAGTCAGAAATATCTATTAATGACTGCTCTAATGAAGTTTCATTTAAATCCGCTGCTGTTGACAATTCATTTCTTAAATCAATGTTGCCTACAGTAGGGTGGTCTGTCGCACACAGCTCTTTTCCGTCGCCTCCAACAAAGGATGAATTAAAAGCATTGTTTAAAACATTAGCTGCTTTAACTTGCTTTGTAGTATTCATCGACCTTGCTAAAGCTCTTGTATATCTTGAAGAAAGAGTATCGTAGAGATTATCTTCGATAGCTTCTTCAGTCAATGCGAAAGCCAAGGCTATGGTTTCGTGTGTATATCTTGATGTAAACGATTCCTGTGCAGTATCATAGACTACGGCAGCACCTTCACCTTTAATAGGTGCTTCACCAAAACCAGAAAGCATAACTTCTTCTTCAAAAGCTCTTTCAGAACTTTCTGTGTCGAAGATTTCTTCATGTTGGTTTTCGTATCTGTCGTATTCCAATCCAAAGAGAGCATGTAAGCCAGGAACAAGTTCTTTTACAAGTTGTGCTCTGTTAATTGCCATTATCTACTCCTATACTATACTGCGAAAGTGTTTGTTGGGAACGTAAAGTAAGCTCTAGCATTAGCACCTATTGAATTACTAGGGTTTAATGCAAAGCCTACACACAAAGCTACACCACTAGATGTTGTAGCTGTAACTCCTTCTTTTGATCTGCCAGTAACAGTGCTACCTGCAGTTGTTGAAAGAGTGTACTTGTCGCCGATGAAACTTACTGCAGGTGTACCTGCTGTAAATTGTGCCTCATATACAATTCCAGGGTCATTGTATACTAATGCAATAGCGTCATCAGTTCCTTGTGTTGCGGTTCCGCCTGTCCACACTTTAGAAAACGTAGGTGTACCATCAGTTGCTGTGAAAAATACCCCGTAAAATACGCCTACTGGTGTTCCTGTCGCCGTGCCTTGAATTACATAACCACTAGATAGGTTTACAACGTCTCCACTAAATATTGAAGCCGAAGTGCCACTAGCAATTCTCATTCTTGCAGGACGAATAACACCACCATACATATGATACGCAGGGGTAAATCCATCAGGGGCGTTTGTATTTGCCATTTTTTACTCCTATGTTTTTATAGTTGTTAATATTAATCGTCGGAATTATTCCTACTACCAAATTCAACCTTAGAACTTCTTTTAATATCGCTTTGATTTAAAGGCATTCTAGGGTCGCTTTCTCGCATAAAGTTCTGGTCTACACCGTCGATTGCAGTTTTTGCCTGCTGCGTAAAATAATCATTTCTTGATTTTGCGGTTTCCTCAGGTACTTTAGCAAGTATTAGTCCTCCAACACCAATGACTCCTTTATTTCTTCCGTGGTCAATACTTGGGGCTTCGAAATCAGGATAATCTTCTGCTCTCACAGGTTCATAGCCTTCTCTAATACGTTTAGACATATTAGATTTATCATCGTTGCCTCTAGTTGCCTCACGAATCCACCTGAATTTATATCCAGGAGGTGGGGTGGGTGCATCCAACATGGATGGGGGTGTCCAAGGTTTACTGCGAGTTTGAGAGTCTCGTGTCTCTGCAGACCTAGAGTTTCTGTCTGTTACGACTTCTGTATGTTTCATATCATCTGTCATCTTTATACTCCTTCAATATGCTTTGCATATTCATTTAGTGGGACGCCTAATCTTTTAGCAATAGCTACCTGACTTGACGTCAATTTTACTTTGCGTGCACCTTTTTTACCAGCAACTCCAGGAGTTGAGGCAGCAACCTGTTGCACGGGGGTTTGTTGCTCTTGCGAAAACTTTGTAGGGAAATTTGCTTTCATCCTATTATCTACTTCCTTGTAGTAGTCATCAGAAGTTGGGTCATACCCTTCATCTTCTACTAATTGTCTGTGAATACCGAAAGCTGCGAAAGTCATTACTGTATCAGTTCCGAACCAAGTATTTTCTTTTGCCCACTCCTCTGCTCTTGGGTCAGGGGTTTGTGGTGCATTAGTTTGTAATTGAACTGGTTCGTTCTGTACAATCTGCTCCTCTTTTTTATCTCTAACTGCTTGTTGGGCTTGTAACCTTTTTAAGTTTTCTGCCTCAGCACTAGCACGAGATAATTTTTCTGTAGCATTTGCAACCGCTTCTGCATCTCCTGCATCCTGAGCTTCTTTCAAATGAATTTTAGCTCTTTCAATATCTGATTGTACTCTACTATCGTACTCTTTGAAAAGGGAGGAGTCTGAATTTTTTAGTTTTTCTTTTAATTCAGTGTTACTAGAGTTTATAGATTTAGCGTAATTTAGTGCTTCATCTCTTTGTCGCTCAGCCTCTCTCATTTTATAAGTTAGTTTATCAATACGTTTTTTAACGCTCTCACTAACTTCGTCTAATTCGTTTTTATGTTCTAACTCAGTTGTTTGAACTTCTTCTACTACAGATTCTTCTGTTGTTTCTTGTTCTTCATCTGGCAAAACTAATTCTATATTTTCTGCTTGATTGTTATCTTGCATAATTTCTCCTGTTAATTATGATATTATTGCTTCTGGGTCATCAACAACAGCAAGTATTTCATCATCATTTAGAAGTCGCATATCGCCACCTTCTATTTGAAAACGTGCACCTGCATATCTGCCAAAGATAACCCAATCACCTTTTTTACACCACGCACCTTCTGGAAACTTAATAGTGTCCGCATAGGCGTCAGGTCCAAGTGCAACTACATGACCTACTACAGTAGACAAACGTTCTTTATCGATTGTTTGTTTTGCAATATGTATGCCACCTTTAGTTACGCTTTTTTGTGCAAAAGGTAAAATTAAGATACGATACCCCGTAGGACGTGGTAACTTATCTGCATGAGATTCGTAGTTTTCTGGTGTGATTTCGTTTTCAGAAACTTCTTCTTTTAACTTATCACTACCAAAATTATCTACCCGATTTGGAATAACCTTGTTATTCATTGTGCATCCTCCATATTAGAATGAATTGTTTGAATTTCTTGTTCTGCGAAACTCAAACCGTTTATTTCACCTACTACCCTTTGATATTGTTCAAAATTTTCAATACTACCAGAAGCAAGTGTTTGCGTGAGAGAATTAATCCTATCACGATATTTCTGGAGCAAATGCTCCATAAGTCTTATATGGTCCACTATTTAATATAGTTATACCAAAGTAAGCCTTTTGTCTGTCCATAAGCAGCTTTTACTTTAGATTCTTTTCCAACAACTTTGTCGTTAGAATCCATATTAAGTTCACCTGCTTTTACAACTTCAGACTTTGTTGTATCCTCCATCGAAGGCACTGACAGTTTTTGTTTCGTACCTTGTGATTTCGGGGATGGGTAACTAGCTTTATTATAATTACTCATACTATCCTCCTTCATTTGTTCGTGTATCACGAACGGTTTTTAATACTTCGTTTAAATTTTTAATTTCATCGTTATTAGTTTTAGCTTGTAGTTCTTCTAAATCTACTGCTGCTTTAGTTTGTGTAGCTTCTCTTTGAGCATCAATACGCATCATCTCTATTTGTTTATCACGTAAATCTTCTTGTTCTTTTTGTGCTAACTGGTCTTTTTCATGTTGTAACTGAGCAGCAAACATTTGTTGTTGTGGGTTTTGCTGTGCCATAGCTTGTGCTTGTGCCATCGCCTGTGCTTGTCCTGTTACTTGTTGTGTTGCAGTTGCTGCAGCGACTGCGATTTGGTTCATAACTTCTGGCGGCATTTGACCATCTTCCATAGGTGGTAATGGTTGTCCAAGAGCTTGTTCTATTTGTACTCTATAAAGTATAGCTTGTCTTTCTTGAATATTAGCACCTATACTTTGTAAAGCTATAGGGTTTTGTTGCATCATAGGGTTTTGTAAAAATGCACTATGTGCTGCAATATATGCTTCTTGATTTTGAAAATCGTAAACTTTTATAGGTTCACCTTTCATGGCTGCTTGTTGTTCTGATATTGGGTCTCTAGGTGGAATATCTTCATCAGGGGGTAAAATAGCATCTATATCTTTTACATTTAAAGCTATGTACATTTTTCTATAGGCTTCTTTTAAATCATGTATATCTGGTGCTGATTGTGCCATTTGTAGCTGTGTTTGTGCTAATGTAATTCTTTGTGTCATACTAAAAATATTAGGGTCACTAACAGGAATCACATCTACTGAATTATCAAAGTCTTCTCTAAATACATTTTGATTATTCCCCTGTACTTGATACGGGTATTCTTTAGGAAGAAACTCACCAAATACTCTTTTTAATATTTTAAATTCATTACGTTGTGCATAATGTAAACGTTTATGTATCGCTGACATAATACGTTGTCCTTTTTCTAATAAAGCTACTGTTGTACCAACAGGTGCTTCACTATTGCCATCACCTGTAGGATTTTCTACAGTAGCAGCAAACCTTTTACCTGCATCAACTAATCCAGCTAACAAAGCATTTAATGTTCCGCTTGGTTCTTTGTAAGGTAATGGTAGAAACGCATCTTGTAATCTACCACCAGGAGCATCAACATCTCTCCACTCTCCTGGTTGTAAAGGGTCATCATGTCTTTGTATATTTAGTCCTCTTGATTTAAAACCTGCGGGTAAATTACTTAATGTTCCTGCATCTATAAGTTGTCTTAAAATCGCAGTAACTGATTTAGTTAAACCACCCATCATATGTATTAAACCAAAACCGTAAAAACCTAATCCTGGAAGAAACTTATAATGAGTAAAATACTCAATCTTTTTCTTCATAGGGTCTTTTTCATTATAGTTAGGTCTTATAGCTAAAATTTTATTATTATCTTTACATACAGTTACTATGTAAGGTAATGCTAATCCTGTTTCTTCACCCATCTCGTTTGTATCTTCGAAACCTTCTAAATCTAAATTTACATGCATTTCTAAAATAGTGTATTCTTCATCGTTAGCAGTTCTAGATAAACCTTGTAGTTCATCGATTTTAGATTCAACATCTGTATTTTCATAACCACTTTCAGGGTCCATCATCTCCATGTCTTTATATAAACCTGATATTTGTAATTTTTTCAAGTCGTTAGGAGACATATGTATCACATGTGTAATTCTAGGTGATGTTAGTAAATCTACAGCGTAATATGGAACTACTAAATCTTCTGATTTTACAAATCTAGCTACTGCCCGTCCTACTGCAGGGTCATAATAAACTTTTTTAAATGCTGAACCTGACAACGGAAGATAAAATAATAATTGGTCCATTTCTGGGTCATATTCTTCCATTTTGTAAGTAATCTGATAATTCATAAAGTTTTTAACTCTATTAGCTTTTTCCATTTTTAAATTATCAGTAACACCTAGAACTTCAGTATCTACTGGTCCACCTGCTGGTAATAATTCTTTATATGCTTGTGCTTGAAACTGTGTAACAGCTTCTGCTAGTATTGGATGATGTACACCTGACGCACCTATAAATGGTTCTGACCTAGTATCACTATTTATACCTAATAAATCTAAACCTTCGCTATATGTTTGAAACCAGTCATTACGTGAATCTAAATCGTCTTCGAAACTTTGTATAAGTTCTTGTGCGATTACGTTTAATGTGCTATCGTCGATAATTTCAGCTAAATTTTCACCAAACTTAGCATTTACTTCTTTATTTTCTTCTGTACCTAAAACAACGCTACCATCAGGATTGATAGTAACCTCCATTTCGTCTAAATTTTCGTCTTGAACTAATTCAAGCTCTACTTCTTGTTCAGATTGTAAAGGTTGGGGTATTGCTTGTTTTTCTATAGCCATATTTTCGTATCATAGTCCTATTTTAATTAATAATAAACCCTTTGGGTAGGATAGTAACTTGGCTCATCGTCCATATCAGTCGAAAGTTGTAAAAATCCACCTTCTCTGAACCTTGCTAAAGCCAAAGTTGTTGCGTCTACTAAGTCATCATTCTCTCCTCCTGGAAAATCACTAACTTCTTCCATAAGTTCCTCGCCAAAACGGTTATCTGGCACCCAAACTCGTCCATCTTGGAAAATTGGAGACACAGAATTTAATCTTGCTATCTTATCTTGCCCTTTTCCTGGACTAAATGTATTTACGGGTATACCAATACGTCTTAATTCTTGTATAAGAGGTAATCCTGACCCTTTTGCTTCGATAATTACGTTATCTGGCTCCCAATACTCATATAATCGTAGTGCTTCTTGTTTTAATTCAGGAAAATCGAATCTTTCTTTAATACAATCTATTAAAATTAGGTGTGCTTCGTCCCCAGTATACATTTCATCACCTATTTTACCTTCTGGATAGAAAACTCCCCACGTTGTTATAGCTGTAAAGTCAGCTCTTTCGCTTTTTAAGAACGCTGTATCATAACTTTGTATCAAATAATCGCATGTAGGTGGTTTTTCTTGGTCCCAAACCATAAACCAGTCTTTCGGTATGATAGAAATACCTTCACCAGTAGGTCTTTGCATGTATTGTGCTGCCCATTTTGATGGACTTACAGAGGCTTTAATACTTTCTAACTCATCTTTAGACCAAAAATTAGCCCAAAGGGGATTGCCACTAGGTAAAATAGCAGGGAACTCTATAACTTCCCACTGGTCGGCACCTTTTTCTTGTGCCATTTTCTTAATTAATCTTCCTGTTAAATCTTTTTTAGACCAACGTGTCATAACTATAACGATTGCACCTCCAGGTTGTAACCTTTGACGTGGTCCAGTCATAAACCATTCGTATGCTTCGTCTAATGCTTTATCAGACATAGCGTCTTGTTCCGAATGTGGGTCGTCAATAATAAACAAATCAGCACCTCTACCCGCTAAAGCACCACCAGTACCAGCAGCATAGTATTCACCGCCTTTATTTGTTAACCATTTACCTGCACTTCTACTATCTGCTTTGAGTTCTGTTTCAGGAAATAATTGGTTGTATTCTTCGCTATCAATTAAATCCCTAACTTTTCTACCAAAATTAATTGCAAGGTCAGCCGTGTGGGTAGCTTCTATAATTTTTAGTTTTGGGTTTTTACCTAATAAATATGCAGGGAATAAATGTGAAGCAAATTCTGATTTCGTATGACGTGGTGGCATATTAATTATTAAACGTTTTAATTTACCACTAGCTATATCATCAAAGGCTTTAGCCATTTTTGCATGATGGTCGCCAGATATAAACTCTGACCAAATAGCTGTAACAAAATCTAAAAAACTACTTGTTGATTTTATTTGGTGTTCACGTTTTTCTAATTCTTCTAAAAGAATAGTGAACTCTTTAGCCTCAGCAGTTGTTAAATGGCTGAGGTCTATATTTTTTAAAGATTTTAATTTATCAGACAAGATTATTAATCTTTAGGTTTTAAGCCTTCTAAGTGTTTGTTTTTTCCAAAAAAGTCAAATATATCTTCAGTGTCATCAATATCAATCGGACGTTTAGGTGGTGCTTTTGGTGTACCAAATATGTCATCAATTATTTGTCCATAATTTTCTGCAATTTTTTTATCAGTGTCATCAATCGCACGTTTAGGTGTCTCTTTTGATTTAATTCCTGCTGTTTTTAACATTTCTTCATAACCTATGTTCTGTTGCATCTGATTATTTAGTTGTTTATTAACTCTACCTAATTCTTCAGTTAAATTCATCAACATAAATGGATTTTTACTTAATATGGGGTCGGTATCTATCTCTTTTATAGCTTTTTCTAATTCTTTTTTCCTTTTTACTAAAAATAAAGAACCCATTTTTACACTAGTGCCGCCACCACCTAAAACATCTAAATAACTTAATGCTTCACCTAAACTATCTCCTCTACGTCTAGCTAACGCTGTAGATATTCCAGGAACAAAATTAGCAACACCAGATACTAAATTTTGTATTGGGTCTTCAGTATTTAAAGGTTGGTCTATATAATCTAATAATCTTTCTAAAACACCATTACTTTCTAGTGAAGTAGGGCTTACAGTTCCTCTTGGTATTGGTAGTTTTGTTGATTTTGGTTGTTCTGCCATAATAAGTAAAGTAGTTTAAACAATTAATGAGTTTCTTTGTCGGCGGTCTATTTTTCTGTGTTAGACGCACCGAAGTAAAAACTTATAACTGCACTAGCTAATCCTCCTAAATATCCAAGCACTAAATTAATTAATGCTTCACTGTTTTGTTCTGGTGGTTGTAATGTTACTAGAAAAATGTAACCAAGAAAACCACCCACCATAGCTATACCAATAATACGTGCTGTCCAATCTTTGCTAAACTTGGTCCGTGCATCTTGTTTATCTTGTGTTTCAAGTTCAAAAACTTTGACACCTAACTCTTTCATTTTAACTTCGAAATCTTTTTCTGCTTTTTTAATCTCTAACAACTGTTCAGGGGTTGCGTTTGTTAGAGCTTGTTCTATTGCGTGTTGGTCATTATCAACACCTAAAACTTTAGAAATAACGTTTGACGCCATGCCGCCAAGTGGACCGCCTAATGCCGAACCTAAGGTTGGTGCGACTGCACCGACTATGTTCAGTATCTTTTTCATAACAAAAGTATAACCGTAAAAAATTTATTTGCAAAATTTTTTTGCTAGAAATTTTTTGATAGGGACTTATTTGTAAAGTAGAAAGGATTTTGAGGCTGGAACTAAGGGAAGGCGGAGGGTTCGGACGCAGCCGTAAGGCTAGGGGGTATAGGGGTAGGCTATAAGCGTTAGTTAATATAAATAATAGAGTAGACAAAAAAAGGGGTCATAAAGACCCCTATGAATAGTATGAGTTTTACTTAACCTATATTAAATATATTAAGTTCTTCAGTTGTAAAACCTTTGTAAGTTTTACTACCTAAGTTGTTAAACTTAGATATATAATGAGCAAGGACTGTAGTAGCATCTTGTTCATAGTCATACTCATCAACCCACTTATTATTTAACATAAGTAATGAACACTTATCGTTGTCTATAACAAGTTGGTCAATATTCATAATTAGTAATTGAACTTGCGTAGGCATAGAATCAAATACCACCTCAGCTTTAGCAGTATTAATACTGATAAGCTGTTTATCATTAAGTCTAGCCCTATTAGGTCTAGCCTTAAACTTAGACACATTTTGTTTCTTGGTTGTGTCAACCGCACCTTTATTAGGATTATTTTTGCTATTCATATTGTTAATATTACAGTAATTATTATAGTTGTCAATACTTTTAGATAAATTAGTTTAATTAATTTATATAAGTTAGTTAGGTTAATCAGATCTGATTAGCGTAGTTAGGTTATCTATTTAGGAAAGACGGACGGACGGACGAAAGGACGGAGGGGAGGGGAAGGATAGAATGGGACAGGGATAGATAGAGGGGAAGGATAGAGTAGAGCGATAGAGTAGAGCGATAGAGTAGACTAGAGTAGAGCACAAAAAAGGCGACCGAAGTCGCCCTTTTGGAACCAGTCAAAGGTTAGCTGATTGTAATCAATCCTTCTTCGACTAATCTAGCTCTGTAATGAGTCCAGATATCCATTGGTGTTTGAACTGTAACCAGTCCCGCTTTTTCTAAAGCAGAATCAGTCGAACCATCAGTTCCAACTAACTCACCAACTGTAAGACTGTAGTCTTTCGCAGTTAGTAAAGCCTCGATAATTTTCCCAGCTTGGGCGGGAAACTTACCCTCAGGAGTTGCTACTAATGTAACAACTGCGTTAAAGTTAGCAGTCCCCTTTTGGTTAGCTGCTTTAAATTTCTTATCTATCATAATATTCTCCTTTCTAGATAATGGGCTTAGCCCTAGTTAATATACCTATATCATATCGTGGATTGATACCAAAGTAAAGGAGTAAAAAGAACAGAACAAAGTCCGTCCATCGTTCCGTCGGTCAATGTTTTTTGGTGAAGTCGCCTTCTATAATGTTATCAGTCTTTTTTGCAATCAATTCTTTGAGGCGAGTGAGTATATCATCTTTAGTCATCATATCGATTTTAGCGGTGAGTATTTCACGTCTATCGATGTAGAGTCCTCCTGCCTTGCCTCGATGAACCTCTGCAGTGATAGCAGCGGATATCTGTCCTTGGTCTTTGGCTTCTTCTCGTAGGTCGTGTAGAGTAGACAGGTGGTTCTCTAGAGAAACTGCTTCCTTCTCTGAGGCTTGGATTTCCAAGTCAATGAGATAGTTTCGTACAACTGGGTTATGATTGAGTAATACACTGCCCTGTGTCTTAGCACCCTTCCTATCTTTGGTATACCCTGCTTTTATAGCCGATTCTGTAGCTGTTTGTCCTTTAATATACTCTTTACAAAATCTTTTTTGTTTTGAATTGAGTGGTTGCCACGTCTTACCGTGTTGGTCAACGAATGCTTTTCCGTCTTCTGTTGGAACTAAATGAGTGTAAGTTAGCTTTTTCATTGTAATACCTCGATGTAGCAAATGATATTACAAATATATTAAAAAAGATAATTTTCAAATTACTTTTCTCGTGCCCTCTAGTAATCTTACCATAGTTTCTAATAACTAATAGAAATTCTATTAGATTTGAACAATCAAAGAATAGAGTAACAAAGAGAGTTACAGACTGATTCTATTAGAATATTAGAAATATTAGTAGTTTTGAACATTTTTTACAAAAAACTTTTTTATTTTTAAAAACACTAATACGATATCTTCAATAATAAAAAACCCCCGAGCCGCTGACAACGGCACGAGGGCATTTAGTAGATAGTCTATAAATATTTTTTATTAAACTGTGGTTCTCTCGTCATAGTGTATCCATAACATCCGTCAACCCAAGCCGTCTTTATATGATAAATGTATCCTTCGTAAGCATACGCAAAACATTTCACATCGTTTTCTGTATTGTAATCTTCATCTTCCCACTGCATGTCTACATATAGTGTATTCTCTGTTTCAATGAACTCTATATTTGTAGCGGTCAACTGCTCACACAATTCGTAAACATCTAACTCTGACCTTTCTATAGGCTGGTATGCTTCACGGTTTAATACCTCAGTCCCGAACGGGCAACTGGTCTTGTCCCAGAACTCGTCGTTTGCGTATATTTCGTATAGTGTATTCATATCTTTCTCCTTTCTATCAAAATAATAATTTATTACTTTATAAGTATAACTACCAAAACGCCCATAATAAAACAAAGGGCGAACAGATTATGAGCCTCTAGCATCAGCCATTTCTTCAACAAATTCAGTATCGGCTTTTACGATAGCATTAAAATGAGACCTACATTGATTGAAGTTTAAGACTCCAGCACATTCTTCAAAATGATAGACTGCATCGAAGCCATCGTTAACATTTATACGCATAATAGTATAATTACCATTCCTAAAGAAATCAGCGACTACAGGAATCGAGCCGTTCAACTTTTCGGCTAATTCTTTAGGGTAGTATTTACTAAAAATCAAATCCTTCATATCTAAAGGCTCTTTAGGGCTATTAATGGTGTTAAATTCAAATGTTTCGTTCATAATTTTCTCCTTTCTTTTTTAATACCCTTATAGTATAGCTACCAGCAAAGCGATTATAAAGCAACCTACGAGCCGTCTTCATTTTGATCAATTCGAGTAATCGAAGCTTCGAATCCATGTGAGTCTCCAATCTTCAATATATGGTAGATATAATCTTTCGATTGTATCACAGCTGTCCCGATAACGTCGGCTTCAGTGAAGCCTCTGCGTTCTTCGTTAATAAGTAATATGTAATCAGCGTTTTCAGGATATCCGTCTTTAGGCTTATCGACAGCAAAATCGACTAAATCGTCAGCGATTGCTCCACCTTCTTCAGATAGTGGTATCATACAATGATACTCGTCTTTACGATACTCATCGAGTCGTTGGTTCACTTCATCTAAATATATTTTAGTTTCTGTATTCATATTTTTCTCCTTTCTAGTTAGTGGTTAAATATTCTTTTTTAACCTATATATAGTATAGCTACCATTATAGCCAAAATAAAACAGCAGTTTAATAATAGATATATATCCATAATCCGATTAAAAACCAACTAAAAATAAGTAAGATTATTTCGTTTCTACTTGGCATTATGAGTATTTGGGTATTTATCAGTAAATAATTCAGTTTCTCGTCTACCACAAATCTCACATTCGAGCACATTTTGTAATACCCCATCTTTAGTAATCGTATAACTATTCCTTATATCGCATGGTCCTATACTAATTCTTCTACCTTTACAATCTTCACTCATATCTTTTTCCCTCTGCTAATACTCCATTACCTAAATAATAAAACTTACCATCTGTGTTAGAGTCTATGGCATACATATCAGAGCCCTCCCAATTTAACATAATTTTATCTTCGGTCAGCTGTTTTATTGGATAACCACCATCTTTATTATATTCAATATGTTTTAATTGTTTATCTATGACATTAAACCACAACATCCCATATAAATTTTCTACGTGAGTAAAATCTGATAGTGCACCTTTGAAAATATGTATATCTTCAGTCATGCCTACCGACACATCATCGTGTGATATTTCTAAATAAAAATCATATATTTTATCACTCATGGTTGTTCACCGTTTTGCTTTTCATCCATGATGTAGTAATATCCATAGCCTCGCGTTTAGCTAATTCAGGATATAGTTCTCGTAGTTTTGCAGGTGCTCCGAACATATTCATTTGTCCTGATTCTTGCATAAGGTCGAGCATGATAAAATATTTACCATGCTTGTGGTTTTCTTTGTTAGTTTCCATAACTACCTCCCAATAGTTTTATTTAAATCATCTGTAGGATATCCCATATACCCTAATTGTTTAATAATTCGATGTTTGCTTTTAGTAGACAGTTCGTCCCAAACATCGCTAGTTATCCATTGAATAACCTCATCTAATCGTTGTTCAGTAGTAAAATTTTCAAACATCTCTTTAGTATCTTTTTCTTCTTGCTTACATTCGTCGCAAGTAGTGATTATTCTAGGCTCGTAACCTATCAATAAACTACCGCACTCACGACACTCTAAAGTAGCATTATCTAATGCATGACACGGTGAACATAGTGTTCCCTCATCAGTATTAATTACATAATAATCTTTTACATCTACGGTATTTTCTGAATACTCGTCTCCACACTGAACACAAGTCCATCCGTCAGGACAAGAGCTAACAGCATCTTGTCCAAATAATTTTTCTGTTGAAATACTCATAACTACCTCCCAATAGTTTTAGTATCGTCTAATGTAATATACTGATACGCACCTTTATTATAAGCAGGTGCAATCTGTGTCTTACGCTGTTCAGCTAGTCGCTGTGCAGCTTCCTCGCCACACGATGTGCAGGTCGAATAACCTAGTTTCGCTCGTGCGGTCGGTATTTTATCACGGCATAATGAACATATCATAATCTTTCTCCTTTCTTAATTAAGCCTATATATAGTATATTTACGAAAAAAGCCAAAGTAAACTACTACCACCATACGTGCATTATCGCACCACGCTCACCAGCAACGCCGAGTAAAGTCGCTAAATCTTTAACTTCGCCTAATGTATATTCAGCCCAATTATCTACTTGATAAACTATAGTGTCGTCATCAATATCTAAAGGACAGTTTGTATCATTAGGGTCGCTACCAAACACACCATATTCTTCTCTAACAGTATGTAAAAATTCTTCTAACGCATTAGCCTGTGCTTTTAGTTCATCGCTTGTAACATATGGTGGGTCATCGTCCTCCGATTTATGCCATATATTACACCCGTGAAAGTCTTCATCTGACAGACTCATAATCTCATCTATTAAAGGCTCGTATGCCTTACCTCTAAATGAGCCGTCGCTACCGCAACCACTCAACATACCTCCGCAAAGGCTGATATCTTTTAAGCGTTCATCATCTTTACTAGTAAACGCTTTATCATGGTCGTTACCATGCACTATATAACAATCTAACCCCATTATATTCTCCTAATTTCTATAACAATCGCTACAACTATAATAGCTATAGCACTCAAAAACATAAATACTTCCATAATTAACTCCCCGCTATCATTATTAAAATGGTTATAGTGAACATCATTGTAGGTAAAATAAATATTTCTACACCCATGATTAGCCCTCCATTATTGCAATACGTGCAGGTATGACAACTGTCATATTACACTCGTTACAACATCTGCCGTTATTGATAGGCTCGGCGTTATTACCACCTTCCCATACAACCTCACCTTTATCGTTTCGTAAAGGCTCGATATGTCCTTCGCAAATAGAACATTTGCGGTCTTCAAGTTTAGTTATATTATCCATAATTTCTCCTTTCTAATTTTTTTACTATAAATAGTTTAGTTACCAACAAAACGAATGTAAAGCAAAAGGCGGACTGTAGAATGATATGAATAGTTAGAATGGAGCATCCTACAGCCCTAGAGAGTTTCGCTTTGCATTTGTTTTCAGCTCTCTTAAAAATGTTCAGAGGGTAAAGTCAGAACAAGGCAGTGCCGTAACACCTTAAATCCCTCCATCGCCAATGTAGAGGTTCTAGCTCTACGACAATTAGTTAATATTGAACCGCTCTATAGCCCGAGTGTCGTGTGCTGTAAATTACGACCTTTTACTCCTCACAATCGCAGTATCAATAAAGTCTTCAAACCCAACAATACACTCCTTACAGTGACGGGAAGCCTAACTGTCCCATTATGTATTGTCTTTCCTGTTCTTCAGGGCTTTAGGCTGTCCAATGGGTTTCCTAAAGCGACTTTACCAAAATCAATCTTTCTTAAATAATCCGTCCTCCAATTTTCCTGTGCGGTCTTTTATTTCATCCCACACATGTTCTAAACACTCTTCTAGCGTCATATTATGTTGTGCTGCTAATACAATCAACACCACTACACAATCACCAATACCATCCATAACTCCTTGTGAATCTTTATAGGCTATAGCTTTAACAGTTTCACCTACTTCTTCCATAAGTTTCATCGTTTGTGCTTGAACATCATTATAATTATACGCATAATTATCGATACTTCTTATATTTGGTTCAGCAACTAATAAGCCACGTTCTTCAGCCCATTCTTCTACTTGTTTTATTTTATCATCTCTCATAGTCTACCTCTAAATATATACCTAAGTGCATTAATCGCTTTTTTGCTCAGGTGTCTTAAATGTTTTGGTATCGGTTGGGGGATACATTTCTTCTCCCCACTTTTTGATTTGTTCGGTTGCTGCTTCATAAAACACTCCTTTATCATGTTCTCTTGTAAGTCTTGCTAATACTACTTGAACTTGCCATTCTTGCAAATGAGGTAGAATCTTTTTAATATCTTCTATAGTAATTCTAACACCTAATTCAAGATGTGATAGCCTTCTATATGTATTAATTACTACCTTCATCTTTTTGCCTATCTAATCTAGTATCGATATTCATCAACATCATAATAGAGTTTTGCGTATGAGCGTGATGTAAGGCTTGGATAATATTTGTCCAAGCATGTTGGACTCTATCTTTAGAGTTTTCATCATCACTTATATCACAATAAAAATTAATTATTCTTTTTATAGTGTTTACGTCTTTACTTTCGACTAACATATTAATACCCCCTACTCATGTGTTCGTAGCAGTTTTTACCATTTAACGATAAAGGTAAACCACATAAACATTTATCTTCGCTACCATAATAAACATCAAACCATACTTCGAAAAAGTGGCTAACATCAGCAACTGTGATTTTCTTATAAGGTTCGTATATCCTATGGTAATCCCATATAGCTGAAGATACGAACTTATATGCTCGTAATCTATCTTCATCTGACATATCTAAATAGTATGTTAACCTACTGATATGCCGTAATGTTTCGTCTAATACTGTTTGTAAATTCATATATTCTCCTTTCTAAAATTGGGTGTGTGCTGAGTGGGTCTTTCTCAGTTTTGCATGCGTATCAACCTCTCACACACCCTTTGTAGCTGTGGTCAAAAATAATAAAATTCCACAGCTAAAACTTACTAATAGTTTACTTACCATAAACGCCAAAGTAAAGCACTAATAATATCCCCCGAATCCCATCGCAGGTTCATCAAACCAAGCTGTAATAGATACACCCATATCTTCAGTATAGATTTTACGCAAGGCTTCGATTACTGGTTCAGGTGGCGACCAAGCTGTGCTAAAAGTATACACTAGGTTACAATCATCACTGTGGTCTTCACAGTAATAACTATTCCATTTAGTCCCCCAATTAACTACATTCCAATGATACCACCTATCGTCGTTTTTACCTGTGCTGGCAAACTTCCAAAATTCACCTATTTCTTCAGGAAAACTATCATCTTTAATAGGTAACTCACCTACTTCACCACGAGACTCATCAGCCCCAAGCCAAGACTTTTCTTTACCTGTTAAAGGTGTTTTTTGCCAATTAGGTGCTGGAACAATATTATTAAAATCAAAACAATTTTTATCAGACGCAAGAAACTTTTGTATTTCTTTCGCTTGTTCTACTGTTTTACAATGTATTTCTACACGATTATCACAATGATTTGGCATAATATCCTCCTAGTCTAGTAAAACCATATAGGCTTCAGGTTCATGTTGTCTAAACCAATCAAGTCCTACGCGGACACCATCGTATAGTTTCATTGCCTCACTACCTTTAATCATGTCGTATACTGCTACGGCATCAGGTTGTAGTGTGACCTTCTCACCAGAATATGGGTTTGTTACCTCTACTGGTTCTTTATCAAGTATTTGTAAGCCCTTCGGCAAAGTTCTAGTATTCATAACTTTCTCCTTTCTTAATTAGTTATATAACTACTTTACTTACCATTTACAGCAAAGTAAAGCAAGGTTATTCCATTGCTTTTTCATTAAACATAGTATCGATAGTATCAATCACACAATTAATAAAATCAGCTTGATCCCAGTTAATATCTGACTTTTCTAAAACACCATCAGCCATATTAGGGACTACAACATTGTTGAGTTTACGAGCTAGTGCGATAGCATTAGTTTCTACAACAGTGCCATCATGTTTTGTTATCGTGATTTCCATATTTTACTCCTATAAATAAAGTGTAGTGATAGACCGAGATATAGAGAAAAACCAATCTATCACTACTGGTGTGGCTCACGTGTGACGGTTCCTAGCACTTATTCACGTTTTATCTCAGACCGACATCTACATTTCTGCAGTCAGGATTTACAGAGCTCGTTCTCTTGCCACGTTTCCAAATTATACTTCAGATAAAAAGCCTTCGCTTACTAATCTATCTTTGTAGAATCTGAAAATTCTAAGAGGGTCTTGGCATGTAGACAAGAATCCTCTTTTTACAGCTAATGCTACTAAATCTTGAGCAGTAAAACCAGTTTTATCTAGCTCAGTCTTTTTAGCTTCATTAATTGTTTGTAATAGAGCATACATCTGCGGTGTAAAACCAGTTTGCTCAGGCATAGTGCCACTGAACTTGTAGTTTTTTCTCGCTGCACCTCTAGTTTTTGCGACAGGCTTTGGCACTTTTGTTACTTGTGCTTTGCTTATAGGCTTGTCTGCAACAACCTTTGGCGGCATACTCTTAGATTTCGAAGTTGTAGTTGCTGTTCGCATATCTTTCTCCTTTCTAATGTTAATATTTCCTGCTTTATAGCAGAACCAACCTTAATAATAGTTATGAACTTCACGAATGTAAAGCAACAATATCATTAAGCGATACGCCAGACTCTAATACCAGACACTTCTACCAATGTAGGGTTTGAAGGGTCAGATACTTCTTCAAGTCTATAACGCAATACAAACTTCCAATCGGGCTGATGTTTTTTACAAAAAGTCCGAGTAGATTGTTGTAATCTGTTTTTAGCACGTTGTGCATTATCATTTTCTTTTAACGGTATGAATACCGAATCACCAACTTCCATTTTATCCCATGGTCGTTGAGAAGAACTACCCCTGATATCTTCAGGGATAGGTATATTCTTTTGAATTTTAAAGTTTTCCATTAGTGTATGTCCTCTAATTTAATAAGTTCGTTATCTTCTAAATACTTTTTCCAAAACCAAAAAATAACTGCAGGGTCTGTCACCCCCTCCAGTTGTTGACAGCCTTGTGCAATCATGAGGTCAGCTAGTTCTTGTGCTAACTCATTTTCGTGTGCTTTACTAAACACAGCCTCCCACACTCTGCCTAGCAGAAGTGCGGGTATTCTGTATTCGTCCACTATGCAGCCCTCGATAGAGCCATATCTAGTGCTTTAGCTTTTCTATTAGCCCCTGCACCAAACCAAGCACTGTGTAAAGCATTACCTTTTACTTGCGAAGTCCTAAGATGGTCTTCGACATAAGTAACTGCATTAAATGCACCCCACCATGTATCTTTAGCTGATTTAAGGTTTGCACCTGGAGAGTTGTAATACCCTTCCATAGCTAATGTAGGAAACTTATTAAGTTTCTCTGCTAGTGGTTCTTGTATACCGATTGCTTTACCGTCTTGACGCATTTTTTCTTCGAGTTTATACTGCATAAGCATATCTGGTTGATATATTTCTGCAACATAGTCGATTACGTCAGAATGTTTAGCTTTCGCTTTAGATAGAGTTGTAGCATATTGCTGAAACTCTTGCATTTTAGCTTCCGATAGACCTAATGCTTCTTTTGCAGTTTTAGCAACTTCGTCATTGAAATCTCTAACATGAGGCACTCTAAAGTGATTACCTGCTTGTTCAAGAGCCAATGTAAGTGTGTTATTGCAAACTACTCTTATAGGCGTTAGTTTTATCGTCATCGATTTACCTGCTACATGTGGTTGATTAATTAAGAGATAACCCTTAACCTCATCACCACCTACAAGTTCAAAGTCATTTGAGATTTTAGCTAAACCCCAAATTTCTTTGCCGTTTCTTAAACTACCTGCAGTTTCCATAGTCATCTGACCAGCTTCTGTAAATTGTTTAAAAAACTCAAACACTCTCTCATTTTGAAAAGGAACATAGTTCTTTCCACAATGTGAAAGTATTGTATTATCACTGTCACGAACAATGTGAAAAGTATCTTCAGCTTGAATCAACTCTACATTTTCGGTCCAGTCTGGAGTAGCAAGAGTATAACTTGGACGTTTACTAACAGTCCAGTTTAGCTCTGCTGCCTCCAGCATTTGTAATGGTGTGAGGTTAGAGTCCACTTTAACACCTAATTTGTGCCAAGGTATGTCGTTCGCCCACGCCATTGTTTCTACGTTATGTGCCATATAATTTCTCCTTTCTGATAGTTCATATGGTCGTAAGCCCCACGCTTACCTTTTAAATAGTATATAGCAGTATTACGAAAGTAAAGCACGACTAAGAGCATCCCATTCGTAAGGAATCTCTAATAACAAATCAGGTGGACAAGTTAAACCATTGTCTACAAGTTCAATAATATCGTCTTTGACCTGTATGTGATAGAGATAGAGTTTATTAAGTTTTCTAACTAATACAAAAACTCTGCCACCATGTGCAACTCTACGAGCTATCCAAGATACTTGCATAACTCTCAAAGGTATTTTATTAGAATTCAAACTTACATCTTTTAATTCTAACCAAAACTCTACACCTGCATAACAACCGTTAACGTCAGGCACACCTGAACCAGTCATACCTGTTTCGATACGTTGTAAATGAAAATCTTTTAAATTATCTCTTATTAAGAGCCAGAGATTCTTTTCTTTAGCCATTCTTCATGTCTGAATAAATCTGGTTTTCTAACGTTTTGTTCATAATATTTTTTTGAATAAGCTGCACGTTTTTTCCTAACTTCTTTATTAGTTCTATATTTTTCTTTTGCTCTTTTGTTTATTTTATTTTTATTTTCCATTACATATTTTTTATTTTTATTACGCATACCCACTTTTTGGTCTTCTGTTAAATTAGCTAGATATTTTTTAGACCGTAAAGTTTCATAAGATACGTCATGGTGTTTATTGTATTCTTCTACAAATGCTTCTAAACCTGCTATAACAACTTTAGCTTCGTGTTCATTTCTATCTTGCACATATTGTTCATGGTTAGCCTCAGCTATAGCAAATATATCTGGGTCAACATGGTAGTCATCAACTGCGAATCTACCATTACCTGTAACATGCGTTTCGTCATATTTGATAGAGCTTTCAACTGTAGTTAAACCTCTGGGTCCACCTGCCCATCCGTCTAAATCTTTATAAACATCTTTTCTAGCTAAACAATTAGCTTTAATTAAACATTTTCTACTACAAAATTTTCTTTGTTTACCTGTAAGTGGGTTATCACATTTCGGTAAAGCACATCGTAGGTATGTTACTTTCTCTTTTTTAGACATACCTATAGGGTAAAGTAGATTTAAGACAAAGTAAAGCAGTAATACGGGCAAAATAGCGTTTTACTAATTCTAAGACGATATAAGCCTTGACACAACCTTCTAATCCGATAGCCTTAACTACCTCGTCAAAACGCCTTAGGTGGCGTCTGGTGAGACCGATTTTTCCGATTTAGTTAAAATTTTAGTATTTCCAGTCCCATCCGCTATGGGGAACTACTGATTGATTATTTATGCTAGTTTTAACACCTATAGTTTTTAACCATGCATTATATTCAGCAGTAATTTCCTCCATATCGTTAAAAGTAGAGTTAAGTTCATTCCATTTATTACGTGCAACTTGTGTTCCAAGATAATAATCACCATCACCTAATTTACATCTTGTTATAATTTGCCAAACTCTTTGTTTTGTTATATCAAAATGAGAACCTATTTCTTGTAGAGTAGATTCATCGTTTTGCCACATAGCATATATACGTTCGTATTTTTCTTGACTTTCTACTTTCTTTTTTGGTGTTATACCTCTCATAGAATTATCTCCTTAACTTCACCCCATGATTGACCAAGCTCTGCGTCGACTAATAAAGGCACTGCTATATCCACACAGCCCTCCATTATATCTATAACTTTTTTAGCCTGAGCATGATTTTCAATAGATATATCTACCTCATCATGTATTTGCAAGTGTGGGACTATTCCTTCCTTCCATAGTTCTATCATAGCTAATTTAGTCATATCAGCCGCAGAGCCTTGTATCAAACGATTGAGTGCTTTATATGTAAATGAACGTTTTAGTTCATCACCGTATTTATTTACTGCGTCATCTTTATTAAGTGGTGTAGTTCTCTCAAACTTACTTTCCCATAAATCAAATCGACATCTACGTCCACCGATAGTTTTTATAAATCCTTTCATGTTCGCAATCCGAGTGCATTGGTCTTGTAGAGCTTTTATAAAAGGAACTTTTTCATGATATTGTTGAAATAGTTTTTCTGCCTCTATATCATCTAAACCTAGTTCTCTAATTAATTTTTCTTTACCCATACCATAGCTCAGACCAAGGTTTATTACTTTTGCTTGTTTACGTGGTATATTTGCCATATCTGCTACCATTTGGTGAAAGTCTACATTTTTCTCTGTATAACCTAATACAGCTTCTTTTGAACCAACTAAATTCATTTCACTGGCATAATGAACTGTAAGTCTTGGTTCTTGTTGTGAGTAATCGAATGCTCCCCACTCACAACCATCTTCAGGTATAAATAAAGAACGTATAAGATTACCTATCTCTGGGTCACGAGCAGGAACTTGTTGTAGATTTGGGTTACTGTAACTAAACCTACCACTAACTGTGCCTCCTCTGTCATTACGCATAGGGTGTGCTTCGGCATGTATACGACCATTAAATACGTGGTCTCCTATCATCTTATCTATAAACGTTGTTCTAGCTTTGTTAAGTTTTCTTGCTCTGACTATAAGTTTTGGAAGTTCTTGTTCATGGTTCTCTAACCAAGCTCTTTGGAAACTTGGTGTGCCTTTTTCTGTTCTTGGGTACCATAAGTTATTTTTATCAAATATGTTTTGTAATGATGCGTTAGCCCATAAGTTTACTTCACTACCATACTTCCTTTTTATCTCTACCTGTATTAATTGTTCTTCTTTTGATAGTTTATCGCTTATCTCATCAGCTTTATTAGTATCTACTCTTACACCTCTCCAACGCATTTCTATCAATAAAGGTATAAGTTTCAGTTCCATTTCTAAAACTTTCTGTAAATCTTGTTCTTTTATTTCTTGTTGTAATTTATCCCACAGCTTATAAGTTAATAGAGCATCTTGTTCGCCATAAGGACCAACATATTTTGCAGGTAGTTTATACATTTCACTTTTAGGATTTACACCAAACGTCAAGGCTGCGTCTTGTAGTAACGTTTCATCTTTAGTTTCGTTACACCAGTCTTTACCCAAATTATCTAGTGAATATGAAAATCTATTTTCGTCTAATAGAGGGGCGGCAATGATAGTATCAAGAATTGTTCCTTGTATATCAATGCCCTCCCTTTTTAACCACCCAACATCATAGAGAGAATTATGAAAGATTACTTTACGTTGGGTAGATAAAACATTTTTAAGCCATCGCATAACTACTGCTTGGTCTAGATTACCTCCACCCGAATGTCTTATAGGCAGATATCCTGACCAACTTTTAGAGGCAACTCCAACCCCGACTATATGACCATTACCTGTAGCCCATCCTGGACCATTGATTAACAAGTTAGGGTCATAGGTTTCTAAATCGACAGCGATAGTTTCATTTGGTGCAAACTGTGGTAATACCTCAGGCACTGTCCATGAACTATCTGGTTGGAAGAAAACATCTTGTCTCATTTTTTAGTTTTCTTTTTTGGTGCTTTACCTCCAACCCATGCTTCATTAACATCTGGTGTAGATTTATCGTCAGCAACGTATCTGCCTTTTTTAGTTCTAGCTCTTTGAAGTGCTGTTGTTTTACTTTCTTCAAACTTATCTAGTTTGATTTCGCCACCTTCTACGGCTATGTCTAATACCTCATCAACCACACCTTTTGTTAATTCTTGTTTATTAATTGTGCTAGTTGGTGTTTGACTAACTGTAGGTAATCCTAAAAAACCTTTTACTTTATTCCAAAAACTCATATATCCTCCTCATCAGATACTGTTTCATGCACCTCAACGTTTTCATTGTAAGCTGCAGTTTGTGTTAATATTTCTTGTTCTACAAGTAAAAGATATCTACGTAAATCACGCACGTCGTCTAGTAGACCTGCTTCGCCACTATAAACTTCTCCTGATTTAAAGATATCCCACCCGTGTTTTTCCGACTGATGTTCTATTCTATCGAACTTACGTGCTAACATCATAAAAGCACCTACACCTCCACGTCTTTTCCAAGAATCGCCATAAGATGTTTCTGCTCGTTGTAGAGCTTGTAAATCATTTTGAGCAATCTCTTTCATAAGATTAAAATCTGCACTCATATTATTCTCCTTTTTCCGCTTGTTCATAATGACGCTGTTCTCGTGTGCGGAGCCAACTAAGACAAGCGTTTTTCCAGTCTACTGGAACAATTCTTTCGCATTGTTGTAATGCTTCATAGAAATTTCTACTTTTATAAAACGAATATGCAGTTGCCATAGGAACAGCTATATCTCGCATACAAGGACTTTCCCAATTATTAGAGGTTATTAAATCTGCAGGATGGTAATGAAAAAATCTATTTAGTTCCCAATCTAATACACCATTATCATAAAATAATGGAAAAGGTTTAAAATCCTCTAAGGCATCGTAATTATTTGTATGTTTAAAATAAACGTCTAATGTTAAATGTTTTACTTTATCCCAAACATCGTTTAGATAAACATGAAAGCTATCACTAACTTGTCTATAAACACCTACGTCTATTTCTAATTTATGAGCTATGTATTCTTGTAACACTGACATATGCACCACATTCGCACCATACGCACCCCAAAGCATGTCGTTTGACCTATTACATACTGTCATATTTAATTTATTATCTCTTATTTTAAAATAAATGTTAGTATTACAAGGAACATCTTTACCATTTTTTGCTAAATCCATTATCGGGTCCCACATCTGTAATACAGCTCGTCTATCATCTGGATTATATTTTAATATTTTTACGATTACATCTAACTGGTCTTTTAGAAAATACTTTCTCCACCTCTTACCATAGGCACCCCATAGAGTCTCACCATCATCTGAAAAATTAGACATACTAGATACATAATAAGTTAAAGTATTTAAATCATCCCTACCTGCAATCATCCACATACTTTCAATAAAATGAAAAAAAGGGTTAGCATCTCTTTCTTCTATAAGGCAAACTCTTTCAAGAGGTTTTTTAAAAACTGTAGTAACAGGCTCAACACATTCTAAAGTTTTACCATTTCTACTATCTTGTTCTATATAGTTTTCTGTATCTCGAAATAAATCTATTCCTCTCAATATCGCACTATTAACGTTTCTTGTTTCAATTACTCTCATAATCCCTCCACTATAGGTAATTTATCATTGTGTTTATATACAGACCTTGTTCTTCCTTCACCTTTAAATATACGTGAGTATTTATCGAATTCACAAAGTCCTCCTTCTATCTCTCTTAATTCATAAGGTATGTCATTTCTGAAGGTTAGATGGACAGGTAATCTTTTTAAGGCTATATCATATAAAGCAACCATTTCACTACACCAATCATGGCTACGTTGACAGAAATCTAAAGGTCTTCCTGTTAGCCTATTCAATCCTCTCATAGCTCCTGGACCTGCATTAGCCCATGTCAACTTATCATTAGCTGCAGACAAAAAATAAGTAAATCTTAAATCTGTAACAACCTCATACGCCATAAACGGTCCCATGTATGGATAATCTCTTAATAACTTCCAACAATATTCTAAAGAACATTTATCTTCTTCTATTGCTTCTTCTAATTTTTCAATCAAATAATCTTTACGTTCCCACATATGAGTTATACACTCCGCTACACCTGTAACTTTATCCATACCGTTTGGAGACTTTACTATATAAGCTCCTGTAACCCATTTATCTTGTTTAGTTATTTCTTCTATTGCTTTTTTTCTATTCCAATTTATTAATAAATCATTGTTTATAAGAGTTCTACCAGTAGGAATCCAATTAAACCATCTAAAAATAACTACTGCCATAAGCACGTCAGAACTATTACGCATAGGCTCTCTTATATGTTTTTTAAGCCACCTAGTTGTTCTATCTTCTTCACGAAAAACTTGACAGAACTTATAATGTTGTAGAATAGAATCATCAGTCCAAGGGGGTGGTAGTTTCGATACTTCTTTTTGTATCCTGATATTTTCTCTTTCTACTTGCCAATACAAATATCTGTCAAGTTCCTCACGAATAAACATTACTTTTTCCTAATTATCCAAGAACAATTATTGGCGTACTCAGGGTAGAATGTTGCAGCAACAACTCTTAAAAATTGCCTACCATATCTATTTTGGAGCATATCGAATTGAGCATCAGACCAACCTGTTGAATTAAAGGCTTCTCTCCTCTCTTCTTTTCTAGCTTTCTTTAAATTAGGTAATTGTATAAACGTTCCTGTTACTGCCTCTATGGTAAAGTTTCTTTCTAGTTCTTCTTTCAGCTCTTGATAGCCCCACTCATAGACATGGTCTTCAGGTAGTTTATCATTAGAGCCGTCGTGATTAGGCGTAGAGACAAAACCTAAAGCATTAGGTCGCATCACCCTAGCTACATCGTCAAGCCACGGAGCTATAAACTCTCTACCCATATGCTCAATAACTTCAGTAGACCAAAACATATCTATACTTTCATCTTCTAAATCAAATCTAGGATTAACAGTTAAATCTTGTATTCTTATCTCACCATTAAAGTTTTGAAACCACGTAGAGTTTTCTAAAGGGTTACCAGCATTAGACCAAAAAGGATTCTCCATAGTGCATGCAGGGTCAATATCATAACCATAATAAGACCTAATAATATCAGACTTTTTAACTACGTATGCTTTATACAAAGCACGTAATGTCCAACACTCGCCACACCCCACTTCAAAAGTATCTAAAGGTCTGCCTAGTTTTTTAGCTTCTTCTATACACATAGAAGCAATTTTATCAAAACGACTCATATGTGCTAATTCATCTGGTCGCCAATTAGCTAATACTCCCGCACTAGCTATATCCATTCTTGTATTTTTACTATCGTTTTCATTAACGAGTAGTTTCTTTCTAATCGAAGACATAAGTCCCTCCTTTAAAATTAATATACTTTACTTTTAAATGCAAAGTAAAGAACTTTATATTTGAAAACATCTTGTTGTTTTCGGTTCTATTAAGAACAAGTTTTCTTTTGCTCTTGTCATACCAACATAGAACACCCTATTCTCATCATCGGGGTTCTTTTGATAATTTTTATAAACTCTATTAGTGATATCTGTTAATAAAACTACGTTAGTTGCCTCTCCACCTTTTGCTGCATGTATGGTTGATAATCTTATACGTGGTTGTTTTGTAATCTTTTCTCCTCTACGTAACATAGCTCTTATATAACTTATCTCTGCAGGTCTTAACAATGTAAATACATCGTACCACTCACCTGTAGGTAAATCTGGAAACTTTTCTTGTAATAGCTCTAAGTTTGGTTTTGTACTAGCCTCTAATAAATCTATCTTCTTATAATCTTTTACTTTTATATATTTGAAAATATTTGTGCACTCTGCTAGAGATATACTTTCGCCTTTTCTTAATCTCTCCCAGTTGATAACAGCTCTTACTTTGCTTTCTGGTAAACTTGTTTTACCTTTAACCTCAAAGAACCAACCTTCGTTTCTACAATACTCATCAACTTCTTCTAATAAATAATTTGTTCTAGCTAAAACTAACCAATCACCTTTTTCCATATTAAGTAAGTTTATGTTTGGCTCCCACCTCACTTGACCTTTATCTTTACGTGGGTGCCATGTTTTATGTATACGTGAACCTACTTGCGATATACATTTTTTTGCATACTCATGTACACTAGCAGGTATTCTGTATGATTGTTTTAACACCATAGCATTTTTACTATTACTAATAAGATAATCGACATCTGCCCCCGCCCATTTGTAAATAGCTTGGTCATCATCTCCAGCTACATAAATACGTTTTGAGTTATCTGCTAACTTACGCACTACAGCCCATTGTATCGGTGATAAGTCTTGTGCTTCATCTACAAACATCACATCTAATTTAGGTATTGTGCCTTCGTGAATAAATTTATGTAACATATCTGTGTAATCTACTAATAGCTTATCTTCTTTAAATAATTTCAATCCTCTAGAATACCTTTCTAATTCAAACCAACCTACTGCATCGTCAACACTATGCCATTGTTCTTCTAATGAAACATGTCTCATTCTAGCCAAGTTTTCAATAAAAGCCAATCTATCGTCGTGGGTCATAGCAAATAAATGTCCATCTTCTGTTTGGGTTCTGCCTGTTAACTTTAAATTTAGTTTTTCATTTAACTCTATAATATCTTCTCTGCCCATGACGTTCTCTCTAGTAAGACCTAGTTGTCTAAAAGCTAATGAATGTAGTGTTCTAAAATAAGGTAGTTCATTATTACTTACGCCAAATTTAGTCATAGCCCTTTCTTTGCCTTCGTTTACTGCTTTACGAGTAAATGTAAAAAAACCTATGTCTGTAGGCTGTGTGCCTTGCTCTAACTCTTTTTCTATGAGCTCTAAAAGAGTTGTAGTTTTACCTGTTCCTGGTGGTCCAAGAATAACTTGTGTATGTCTAGGTAACGTCATATGCCTGTCCTAAACGTTAAATTAATTCTTTCTTTAGCTCCTATAATATCGGGTACAGCATGGGTACACTTCATTTGACTATGTCCATCGAATATAATTACATCACCATGTTCTAATAAATAGGCAGTCTCTTTTACTAAGAAATTTTCTATTTTTGTATTTACTTCGCTTGTATCTGTTTTAGTTTTTATAGGGTTCTGATATTCTCTCCATGTAAAAACTCTAGGTGCTCCGAATGATATAGACACAACTAAATCGTCTAACGTTGGTATAGTGTCTGAGTGGTGTGGTATGCCTTTTCCATCTTCGCCATAGTAACCACATAAACAAAAAGTTAAAGATGCTTGTTTGCCGTATTCTTTTAACAACATTACCTCTGTTAATAATTTAATACCGAGTATAACATCGTTATCTGTCCAAGGTCTTCCTGTGTAGGTTTTTCCTGCATAATTAAAAGTTCCGCCAAAACCTGCGGTATATCTACCTTTTACAGTTTTGCCTTTAAACTCTCGTGTGGTTGGTTCATCCCACTCTGTAATTATCGGGTTTTTATTTTTGAAATATCCTTTTTTATAATCAATCATATTTTTGTATCATTAAACTCTGGTAAGTCGTGTGGTTCTTGCTGTGTTTTAAATTCATCTATAAACCATACGTTTACGCCTTTACCTTTTATATTAAAAAAATGCGGCTCACCTTGTAATGATTTTAATTTAGATGTTAATTTATTTCTTTGGTAATCTTTAAAATTATTTCTATGTAAGTAATCCATTAAATCTCCTAATCTAAAATAAGTTTTACCTTTATCTGTCCATGGTTTATGTAATAGTAGTTCATCTTTTTCTCTAGCAGGTCTCTCTGTACAAAAAGACTCTAACAACTCCATGAAATGTCCTTCGGTTGAACTCTCCATGGGAACTTCTACTATTGTTATTACATCTAATAACTGTTGTATTATCTGTCTCCAAACGTTATCTTTTACTTTAGGTGGTATCTTGTTTAGAGCGTCCATACACTTACGCTGAAATCTATTTTGGTTGAGTAAATCATCTGTTTCTAACTCTAATCTACCACCCTCTACATCTAAAAACCATATGGGTGGGTCACTGTCTTGTTTGGTTAAGTTACTAAATAAAGGTGTTCCACCATTAGCACCAATACCGTATTTTCTTGTTCTACATAACGGACTATTACAATGACTCGCTATAGGTTGGTCATTACATTTATAAAAATAATCTTTTCTTTTTAATTGTTTAGCTACTGTAAGAACTTCTTGTGCTCCTAAAGGTGGTTGCATATACTGTATGTTTACGTCCTCTAATCTTTTTTCCCAGTCATCTGCGAACTTCTTTCTTAGAAACACGCCTACATTAAATAAACCTGAGTTTCTTGTACCTTTTGGAAAACCTTGTACTACTAAATGTTGTATACATGGTGGTGCTTGGTCTAACCATTCTTGGTTTTCTGTTAAAGGACTAGCTTCTAAAGACTCTAATGTTTTAGCATTGAGTTGTATCTCCTCTGTATATTTTATAAATTCTTCTGGTGTTAGAGCTTGTCCTTCTTTACCATATGCGTATCTAGTTGAATTCACACCACCAAAGTAAGGCATATTTAAAGTGCTTCCTCTATCACCTCTATCTAATAATAGTTTTGTTTGTTTTGGAAAAATCTCTGCTTGTCCATAACCTATTGCTGCAGCGATTTGTCTTAGTTTTCTTTGTAACATAGAAGCAGGGACAGTTTCTACCATGAATATAAATATATGTGCACCACCGCTTTTACTTCTGCACAGTACCAATGGGAGTTTTTGTTGTGCTAGTTTGACTGCTAGATACTTTAAATCTAGTTGATATTCATCAACGTCAATAGCCCCCCATACACATTCATTATCTTCATTGATAGGAACTATCCCTAAACTTTGCTCACCGTTAAGGTGTTTTTGCCATAAAGATAAAACTTCATTATCATCTAACTGTTTAGATATAGTGATATTTTTACCACTGGCTTTTCCATCCTCTCTTGTTTCATTCGTAGAGGTAAACGTTCCGTATGCAGAGCGTAGCCCCGCATAACGTTTTGCGAACGTTTCTGCTAGAGACATAGTTATAAAGTAACAGAGTCGTCTAGCTGTTCTTCCTTAACTTCTACTTCACCTGACCTAGCTGCAGACATAAATGTCTTAGCCATAGTTGCATCTTCAATGGAGGTTTGAGCTCCTTGACTAACACTATAGCTATTCCAAGTGCCTTTATCATTAGACATGGTGGTAGTAGTTAAGTTATAAGTATAAGCAAACATAGGTGCTTCAACTTGCTTACCAGATGAGGTCTGAACTCTAGCCATTCTCATCATCGTAAGCCATTTACGTGCTACACTAAGTTGTGTAGATGTAAATGCAATAACTGCTTGTTGAGGCTCAGGGTCTAAAACTAACACATAAAATTGTGCAGTCTCAACTATCTCGTTACCTTCTTTTGTAAAAAATCGTCTTGTCTCAGGGTCTTTTTTACATTCGCTAAGTATCGAAACATCGTGGCTAGCATTCACTAAACCACCACCTTTCTCTCTAGGCACCCATTCTATATACTTTTTAGTATAGGCACACGGAACCACTACAATTCCTTTATCACCTGCATAAGCACTATTAGTAACAGTGTTATACAAATCACCTGCACCCGCACCTTCAACATATGCACCGTTTGCTTTATTAAGCTGTGGCGACATAGGTTGTAGTATTCTTATAAACGGTATAGCAAAATCTTCTACCGTTGTATCTTCTAGTCCAGTTCCCTCTGATAATAAAGTATCGTCAAAGGCAACCATGCTTGAAGTAGTCTGTTCAACTACTTCTTTATTTTCGTCTACCATGTTTTACTCCTTTTTAATATTAGCCTTGGTACCTATATAGACACCAAAAGGCTCGGTTGGTATATCATTCCCCGTAGTCAACTGCTCTTTTACAAAAGCCTTTAATGTTGACGGATGAATGCTCTGTTTTACCTCTGGCGATAGACCTCTAGATTTTAAAGCCAACACAGTCTCGTCGACTATCTGACTCTCACCACGATTAAATTTTAAAGATACTTCGTTCTTTATAATCCCATCATGACCGTTTTCTATAAGCCATTGGTATGCTTGTTGTTGGTTTGCTTTAGATATATGAGCACCGTAGAACTCTGACAAAGATATTTTTTCTCCTGAAGATAAAACTATCTGTGTTAATCCTACTTCTGATAAAGCATCAGGTAGCTCTTGTTCTTGTACCAAACGCAACTGTTCTTTTTTAGCTTTTAACATATCTTCTATCTGAGATACCTCATTAGTTAGATTTATTTGTTTTTGAGCTAAACTAGAAACATTAGCTAATTCATCATTAGTAACATCACTGTCCCATTTATTAGGTTCAGAGTTACCAATAAGTTCTTCAAAGGTGGGTTTATCACTCATCTAATTCTCCTTTCTGATGTATGTCTATTTCAACAGGGTAATACAAGCCTTCTTGTTTATCCCATTTTAATATACTATATTTACCTCGATTAAAAAATGCAGCTAACGAACATGCTACACCAATAGCAGCAGGGTCGCCAATCAACAATAAGTAATCACCCTCTTTGTAATCTTGTAAGAGTCTTTTCATCCTACGAACAGAAGGTCCAGAGCTTAACATGATTTGAGCATTAGAAGGTAACAGAACTTCGAAATCACCATACTGTCTAGCACCTGCGATATTTCGTCCTGGAACTTCTTGCACAACATATACTGTCATTTTTTCTCCTTTCTTATTTCTAGGCTATTAATATATAACCGAGTTTTACCAAAGTAAAGTTATTAGTATTATTTATTTTAAAAATTTTTTTATTCACATAAAAATTTTTTAAGAATTACTAATATCTCTAATAATCTAATAGATATTGTGATAAATCCTCTACTAAACGGCAAGTAAAATTATTATTTTGGTCTTTAATTTCTATTAGATATAGATATAATTATTACTAGAAATTAGAAAGTAGTAAATATGCAATATAAATTTAAGACTAAACCATACACTCATCAATTAGAAGCGTTAGAAAAATCATGGCGTAAAAAAGAGTATGCTTACTTTATGGAAATGGGAACTGGTAAATCAAAAGTTCTTATAGACAATATAGCTATGCTTTATGATAAAGATGCTATAAATTCTGCAGTAATTGTTGCACCTAAAGGTGTTTATAGAAACTGGCTAGAAAAAGAAATACCAAGTCATATGCCAGAACATATAGAATATAAAACTGCTATATGGACACCCGCACCTAACAAAAAACAAAAGAAAGATTTAATAAATATCTTCGAACCAAGTTACGAATTAAAAATTTTAATAATAAACGTAGAAGCCTTTAGCACTAAGAAAGGCGTTACCTTTGTAAATAAGTTTGTATTATCACACCTTAGTCTTGTAGCTGTAGATGAATCTACTACAATCAAAAACCCAAAAGCACAAAGAACAAAAAACTTAATTAAAATAGCTACTAATTCTAAATATAGAAGAATATTAACAGGATTTCCTGTAACACGCTCACCTTTAGATTTATATAGTCAATGTGCTTTTCTTAATACACACTTATTAGGTTACGGTTCATATTATTCTTTTCAAAATAGATACGCACAAATTATGAATAGGCAACTAGGGACACACAGTTTTAGACAAGTAGTGGGTTACCAAAACTTAGAAGAACTTACTAGCTCGTTAGACTCTTTTTCTTATAGAGTGTTGAAGAAAGAATGTTTAGATTTACCAGATAAAATTTACACAAAAAGAGAAGTAGAACTAACACCAGAGCAAAAGAAAATTTATAAAGAACTAGCAAAATATGCCATAACAGAACTAGAATCACATGAAACTGTTAGTGTAACATCAATACTAACACAAATATTAAGATTACATCAAGTCGTATGTGGCTTTGTTAAACACGATAAAGGTGAAGAAGTAGAAATAAAAAACAATAGAATAGATGAACTAATTAATGTTTTACAAGAAATACAAGGTAAAACTATTATATGGGCTAATTATCAATACGATATTAAGAGAATATTAAAAACTATTCAAGGTATAACAGGTACAGATAGTGTAGCTACTTATTATGGTGATACACCTGATGAAGAAAGACAAGAAATAATTAGAAGGTTTCAAGACTCTGACTCTGAATTACAGTATCTTATTAGTAATGTACAAACTGGTGGTTACGGTATAACTTTAACAGAAGCTAAAAATGTAATTTATTATAGTAATAACTATGATTTAGAAAAACGTTTACAATCAGAAGACCGTGCTCATCGTATAGGTCAAACAAATAAAGTAACTTATATTGATTTAGTAGCTAAAGGTACAGTAGACGAAAAAATAGTGAAAGCCTTGCGTAATAAATTAGATTTAGCACAAGAAGTTTTAGGTGATGAAAAGTGGAAGGATTGGATTAATTAATAACCTCTATAAAAGTTCATTCTTTCCATAGCTTCGACTTGACCTCCGTCCTCCATTTTCTCTATTTTTTCAATATCTCCACCTAAATTATACATAGGCATCATAGGTCCACCACCTGCCATATCTTTAACAGTTTTGCCAGTAATTTTTTCTACGACATCTTTGTTATTTTTAGCAAGAGCTTGCAATCCAGGATTTAAATCATCTTTAGATATTTCATTACCATCAGCATAGCCCATAAGCTCACCACCATCAGCCATACCTATTTGTTGTAATACAACAGCTTTAGCTTTGTCAAGAATATCTAAAGCTACTTGTGGGTTACCTTGTGAACGACCTACAACAGCACTAGCAAGTTTTACTGCGTCGTCATCAGTATCTACCATGTTTTCTCTTTGCATCATTTCTGGTGCCATATCTTGCATTAAAGAGGGGCTGTTATTCATAGCCATTGGTGCAGGTGCTTCGCCACCCATAGGCATTCCGCTACTCATTGGAGCACCACCTTGTTGTTGCATCATACGAAGTTGGTCTAATTTATCAAGTCCCATAATACCATTAGCCATTTTTATCTCCTTGGTCTAAATCCATTTTGAAATATTTGTGTTGTCATTGTATCACCTTGTTGACTTTGAGGCAACCTCATGATACCTCGATTCAAAGCACCACCTAGTCTCATACCATTACTACCTACAGGTAATTCTGGTCTAAGAATATCATCTGGAGGTGGTATTCTTATCGGCGGTGGTGGGAACTTAGGCGGTATAGGTATACGAACAGGATCAGGTTTATTTACTGGCGGGAACATTCCAGGTGCCATACCAAAAGCTGATGGTTTTATGTTCATAGCAATACTCGGTACGCCGCTCTGATAATTTCTAGAAGGTCTATAAAACGGTCTCTTATTATCCACAGCTGGGGTATTATTAACAGGTGAAGTAACCACAGGGTCATTAACAATGATTGGGTCATCTTCTACGATATTGCCTATATCTGGTATTTGTGTATTATTGATATTGTTAATTACATTTTGTCTATCATCTATATCTATAATTCTAGCAGGACTAAATATGTTAGGTCTTCGAGGTCTGTCATTTACAGGCGGCGTTATAGGTGGAGTTATAGGTATGTCATTTATTGGTGGCGTTATAGGTCTGTTAATGTCCATAATAGGGTCATCAAAAATTATTTCATCACCAATAAAATCTCTTTCGTCTATAAACCTCGGTGGAGGCACTTGTATCTGTTGTTCTCGTGGCTCTAAAACATTTTCATATATGTTCAAGGGCTGGTCTATACCGATAGATAATTCATCACGCATCATATCCATATCATCTATGAATATCTGAGGAGGCAAATCTATAAATCTTTCAGAGGGTAAATCAATCATGTCTGTTGGGAACTCACTAACAACAGGGGTATCTAAAATAGAGTCCCCTCTAGACATAAAACTGTTTTCTAAATCAGTGGCTAAACTATCTTTAAAATCTGCAACATCTGCTTCATACTGGTCTCTAGCATTATTACGTGTCATATTAGCATCACGTCTCATGTCTAAAACAGAACCAATACCTGTGTTCGGTATACTGAAATCCATACCTGTGTTTATCAAAAAGTTATCTCTTATCATTGTTGGTAATCATCTACTATATTATTTATAACTGTCTCTAATTCTTCACCTACTTGTCTGTTAGGTGGTATATTTAATCGTTTCATTTCTGTATCATAGTATCTTAACTCATCTGCTATATCATTAAAATACGATGCTTGACCTGTCGCAGTAGCATACCCTGTCAAAAAAGCACTGAGCTGTTGTAAAGTTAATCTACCTTCATAAGTAGCGACCACACGTTTTGCTAACTCTGGGTCTAGTAACATCTGACCTATAAATGCTTCAGAACGTTTATTCATCAAAACATCTAAAGCAGTAACCCTCCTGCCTGTTTGTGTTAGGGGTGGTATTAACATTCTCTGTAAAAATTTAAATCCAGGAACTGCTGTAAATCTTTCTTGAGGCTGTGCTACCACAGGCACTAGAGCTTCTCTTTGTACCATAGTATTTATTAATCTAATAGCTTCAATAGTTTCATCAGCATTATCCCCTAGTAAAGGTTTGAATATATCATCGAAACCTAATCTACTAAGTTCATCAGGTCCAAAACCCTCGTTAATCAAACGGTTTAATTTATCATCTGAAATTTTGAACATACCATCTTGTTTTGGTATAAGTTCTAATACGTCTCTTAATATTATGTTTTTAGTTACTTGTTCTATTTGTTTTTGCAAAACAGGGTTATCTTCAACAGACTCCATTAAAAACTTTATATCGTTTAATAAAGCTCCTGTTTCTCTAGATGTTTTACCACCACGTATAATATTAGTTACAATATCGTATGTAGGATTAACAGAATCAACACCTACACCAAAAGTATTTTTTAATAAATTAATTTGTTTTTCATTAATTATTAAATCTTCCTCTATATCTTTCAATTGATTAATTTTTAACAGTTTTGGTCTATCCCCAAGCTTTGGTGCAAAATCATCAAATAAAACATTAAAAGTGCCTTGATATTTTTTCAAAAACTCACGTAATTGACTGTTTTGTTTAAAACCTGTAGCGTCAGGGTCTATCACATTGTTTTTTATATAATCTAGCATTTCACGTTGTACATAGGCAACATTATCACTACCTTCAGCTTTTAAAACAGTTAGTAAATCTGTTAACACAGAGTTAGTCGTTGCACCCTCTGTTGATGTTCCTAAAATAGTAGGTATTAATCTTTCTGGTTGTTGATTTATAATTTGTTTCAAAACAACATTGTTTGACATTTGATACGCAGCAGTCATTTCGGTATATGCAGCACGTAAATCATCAAGACCATTATCTTTTTGATATCTAATGATTTGATTTATATCGTCTTGTGAGTATTTTGCTTTCGGTTTTGCATTACCTAATTTTAGCCAAACATCATCACTAAACGCTTTATCTATACTACGTCCAATATCGTCTACTAAAGTTCTTGCTATCTTACGAGTTTCACCATAAGAACTACTAGAAGCTAATTCGTTCATAACTCTTTGTATATTAAATAATTCAGCTATGGTAAAACCAACTTCTTCTTTCGTGCCTAATTTTTTACCGTCTGGTGTTCTACCTGCTAATCTATAAACAAGTTCTGAATCTTTACCTATAACTTCTTCTATTTCTTTCAAGCCTTTTTTGCCGCCAACTACTAATGTTTCAGCACTACTTTGCAACTTTTTGTAATTATTAATAGTATTTCTAGTATAACCACCACCTGTAACAAAACTATTATATTTTGGGTCATTAACAACAAGATTAAAATTATCTGATGCGTTTTTTAAAAAATCCTCTTTAGCCTTTTGTGCGACTACAACTTCTTTAGGTAATAAAAGAGTAGAACCGTCTTCTCTTATGACATTATCAAAGATAGTTGTATTAGGCATAGGTAACTCTTTATCAGCTTGTCTGATTAAACTATTTATTTTTGACGTACCTATAGTTACATAGTCTTGTATTTTTCTTTCAGCATTTTCTAATAAAGCAGCATCGACTTCTTTTCCCAAAGGTATAGCACCTTCTTCAAACTCTTTACCTAAAGCTCGCATAAGATTACTTATAACGTTTTGGTTACCGTCTAGTATCGCAGCATAAAGTTCTTTTAATTGTGGGTTCTCTGCATTACGTAGAAATATATATTCTAAATCAGCAGCTTCTTGGTCTAATGGATTTGTTCCTGCTAATGTTGGGTTATATTGTCTATATTCATCTTTAAATGTTTTTGCGAAAATATCTATCTGTTCGTTTATTGCCTCTACACTTTTTTGATTTCTACCATAAATAACTTTAGGACTTAAAATATCTGGGTCTTGTCTATTTAAAATATTACGAAATTTCTCCATAATATCTGCGGGTACTAGTTCCCCTGTAGCAGCTCTATATAAAGCAGGAAAAACTTTTAAAAAACTTGTAACAACTGCTGTGCCGCCTACTGCATAGGCACCAGTCACTCCCGACTCTCTTAAAATTTGTTCGGGTTCCATTTCATTCAAACCTCTTTCACTTCCTATAGTTAATCTAACTGCATCACCAAAAGTGGCACCTAAACCAGAACCTAAAGACATTTTAGCTATTTGACCTATAGCACTAATCAAACCCTTACTAGCTGTTTTTGGTGATGTTCTTATTGTGCCTAATATATCTCCACCGATAGGAAAAGATTCTTGTATAACAAACTGCCGTATATCGTCTCTAGTTAATCTAGGATTACGTAAAATTTGATAAAAATCATTACCTTCCGCTTTATATCTAAAACCCTCATAAGGATTTTCATTATCTAAATATTGTAAATCACCTTTCAAACCTAATTTATCCGTAATAAATTTTATTTGTTCTTTACTCGGCAATCTTGAAGTAAAAGCTAGATGGTTGTAGAATTTACGTTCTGTTTCTCTATCAGGGAATTCGTAAGGATTATCTGGGTCTATACCATAACTAGCTATTTTTTGTCTTTTTGCAAAACCAATAGGAGGTTTAGCTTCAAAAGGTGTAAAATCAGCAGGATAATTACCTCTTAAACCTGCATCAATTTTACGTTGCTGTGCATCGACTTGGTCTTCTAACATACGTTTATAAATATCAGGTTCTCTTTCTTCTAAGGTGTAAGAAATTGGAGCTACATTATAGATATCTATTTTACTTTGTAGTTCAGGCATTTTAGCTAATATTTTTTGATATGTTTCTTCTGTTAAATTACCGCTTTGTAATTCTAAATTTCTTATTTTTGGACTGGTACCTACTACATACAATCTTAATTCAGCAGGTGATAAAGCAGTTCCATATCTTACATTTGGATTATTTGGAAGTTGTTTTCTATAAATATCTTCTACGAACTGACTAACGATTTGTTCTGACATTACTCAAACCTTTTTTGTTCTTCTTGAAGAAATTCATCGTAATTAAATGTTTTATTATCTATTGTGCTACTTTGTTGACTATCTAAAATACCACTTATCTGTAATCCAGGACGTCTAACTTCAAAAGGTCTAAAAGTATAGCCCTCTAGTGTATTTGCGTATACATTAGGAGTATTAGGTGCATAAAAATCATTTAAATGACTTTGAACATAGGTATCTTCTAGTTCTGAAGATATTTTTGGAAAATTTTGTGCTATAGCTAATCTAACATCGTCATCGATTCCGTTGATACTATCACCTACAAAACTATCTAAATTTCTAATTAAAACTCTAGGGTCGCTCGTTTGACCTAAACCTACTATTTCTATATGGTAGGCTAAATCTTTATCAGATAATGTTCTACCTGTCTGACCATTAACTGCTGCTGCAACATAGGCTAATTGTAAAAATCTTGACCTTAATCTTACATCGTTATATACAACATCACCTAAAATATCTCTAACACTTTTACCAGTTTCTTGTTTTATCATATTTTCAAAGTTTTTGAATTCTTGGTTATCTGTGCTAACTTCGCCTTTTTGTAATTGTGTATACAAGCCTTTTGACACTGTTCCTAGACCTGCTCTTCCATCATTACCTGCAGTGCCTGATTGTATATCTGCATCACCCGCAAAAATACTACCTTTCATAAATTTATTGATGTTATTAAATTCAATAACACCTTGATTTACAAGACCTGCGAAAGCTGATGTTAGAGTTCCAGGAACTATATCGTCTTCAGTGAACCCTGCAAGTTGAGCTCTTAAAGGTTTATATATACTTAATAAACCAGTAGCAGTTTTTTCTTTTTCATATATAGGGTCAAATATATCTGCCATAAGTGTTACATTCGGACTTTTTGGTATAGTGATATTTCCTGTACCTGTTCTTTGTATATAGTCATCACCTGCTAATTTAAAAGAACCATCAGGATTCAAAATTTCTAACTCACCTGTTTTATTGTTTTTTCTGCCTGCTACAAATGGATTAACGTCATTTTGTGCAGCATTGACATCTATCAATGTTGCGTAGTCATAGGTAGGTGGTTTTAGAAAATTTTCTATTAATTCTCCCCTTTGTTGATTAATAAGTCTTTTTCTTTGGTTGTCTGCAGTTCTAACATTTAATGTAGAACGTATAAATTCAGGTGCTCCTCGCCCCATTTGAGAAGCTACTACTGCACTAAGTAAATCTTGACCTTTAAAACCACCAACATCTTGTTGAGGACCGAATGCAGTAAATGCTGCAATCTGTGCTTGTTCTTCTCTTGATAAATCTTCTGGGTCAGCACCTATACTTTTAATATATTCGGGTACAGTCATTTGTGGCTGTCTACCACGGAAAAAATTAACACCACCTTGTAATAATAAAGGTAAAATACCTGCTACTTTTTCTGTTGTAGTTGGTTCTGGTGCTCTACGAACAGGTCCTCTAGCCGTTGGAAACGCAGTTCTAACTTGTGGTATTTGTACGGGTGTAACTCCGCCAGTGCCTTGTTTAGCACCAAAAGTTGGAAATGCAAGTCCTCTAATACCGTTAGCCATATAAGTTACCTAATCATAAAATTGCCAGTAAGTCCGCCAAAACCTGGACCAAATCCTGGAAAGAAACCACCTAAACCACCAGCAGGCATTCCTGGATTTACTCCTGGATTTACTCCTGGATTTACTCCTGGATTTACTCCCGTATTATTTGTAGGTGGTGTGTATTGTGTTTGTTGAAAAGGTAAAGATATATTACCTATACCTGTAAATGCTGGTGAAAAAGTATTTGGGGTATAAGATCCGCTTGTTGTTGGTGTGGCACCTGCATAACCGAAGCCACCTGCTAACGGTCCAAGAGACGCTGTTAATCCACCAAGATTTTGTATTAATTGCATAGGTAAATTATATTGACCTGTAAAGTTTGAGTAATCTAAATCCATTAAGGATTGACTTCTACCTCTACCTAAACCACCAAATTGTAAAGTACGGTTTATATCTGCTGATTGTAGTTGTGGGAATAATCCTGCTAATCCAGAAAACTGTCTACTTATACCGCCTAGACCCTGTCCAGCCGAAAGATTTCTACGTTGTGCTTGTTCAAATGCATTTTGTGCTTGTTGCGAAGCTAAACCAAAACCACGACTTCTTATATTACCGACTGCCTCAGCTGCACCTCTACCTACTTGTTTAGCTAATTCGTCTTGTGCTATACGACCTCTAGACCCTCCAAAAGCACCTTGACTAACAGCCCTATCACGTAATCCCATATCTGCTTGGGAAAATCTTGTATCTATATCGTCTAGCGTTTGTTTTACAACTGCATCTTCAAAAGGATTTTGAAACTGACTTATAGTATTAGGGTCGAACTGTCCTGTAGCACCACGAGTCAATGTACCTGCTTCATTTAATAATTGAGCAGAACTACCGAGGAAAGGTCTATAACTGCCTATAGCTCTATCAGATAACTGAAACGCTAATCGTTCTCTTGGGTCAAAATCAGCAACTCTTTGTCCTGTGTAAGTAAATGGTGAGCTATCTTCTCTACCTAAATTATCTAATTGGTTTCTAAAATATTCAGAGGCTGCTGGAAATATAGTTTGTGATAATAAATCACCTATAAACCCTGCGGGGGCTTGACTGGAAAATTCTTGTTCTTCTCTACTAGCCATACATTCTATTTCCTTTGTTATTTATTTTATTTAGTTTAGCTATACCTTTACTATGATTACCGTTACCTAACATATCTACAGTAGCTTTAGATAACATAAACTCACCATCACTAGCCATGATAGGTATCAAATCATCTTTAGGTCCTCCTGGACCGTCAAGTTCACCACCACCTAACATAGGTTTGAACATCTGTCTATTTAGGACGCCACCGCCTTCCATACCTTTCAATAAAGACATTTGATATTCTCTATCTTTATCAGATATCATTTTACCCATTTGCGTAGTAGGTTGTGCTAAAAGATTAGCTATATCTAAATCTGATAAAGTTGCACCTTCTAAAAGTTGTGAGTAAAACTCTCTATCTTTATCCGATATTCTTCTACCTTGTTGACTATTTGCCATAGCTAACATTTCAATAACTTGATTCATGTCAGCATCCGATAATGTTTTACCTGTAGCACCGCCATTATTCATACCTATAGGTTCAAACTGAAATCTTCTTCTATTTGCATTTCCTGCAGGTAATGTTCGTGTAGATACTTGACTGCCTCTTGGCTCTTCACGTTTTCTTATTAAAGCTAATAAACCACTTGATAAAGAATCTTTTATGATGTCTTGGACTTCTTCTGATTGACTGGTAAAGCCTTGTTTGAATAAATCTATTAAATTTGTTGGCATGGTGTTTAAATTATCGAATATACTTAATATACCACCGCCATCATTATACTTAGGTACCATACCTCCACCATACATACCCATAATGCCTTCTTGTTCTTGTAATAACATTTGCAACAACATTTCTTCATCCATATTAGATAAAGAACGACCTTCTTGACCTTGCGATGCTTCTTCAGGTGCTTTAGCTTGGGTACCTAAAATTTCTTGTATTTCTAAAGGTACACCAGAATCTAAACTAGGTGCAGTACCACTGCCAATCATGGCTTTTTGTTCAGGTGCTCTTTTACGATTTATCTCGCCTACAATTGCACCGCCTAAAACTGTTGCTACTAATTGACCAATAGGAAAACCCATATAAATCTCCTTTTGACTGATTATATATCAAATGGTGTATATTATTAAAGGTTTTTCTTTACCTTTTACTTTTATAGGTTTTACTGATTTTAAGTGATGACCACAAAATTTTTCAGTTTCTTCGCCTATAAGTATGTTTACACCTGCTTCTTTTGTAGCTGATTCTAACCTAGCTGCTGTATTTACAGCGTCCCCGATAGCACTATAATCGAACCTAGTATCGCTACCCATATTACCAATTACAGCTTCTCCTGTATTTACGCCAACACCTATAGCTACACCTATATCAGCTTTTTCTATATTTTCTTGTATTTCTTTAGCACATTCTACAGCTACCTGTTCGTGATGTGGTAAATCTAATGGTGCGTTAAATATAGCCATCATTGCATCACCGATATATTTATCTACCATACCGTTGTATTTTTTTACTGCATCAGATTGTATAGTTAATGCTTTATTCATAATCTCTGTTACTTGTTCTGGTTCTAGTTTTTCGGATAATGCAGTGAACCCTCTGACATCAGTGAATAAAAAAGTACATCTTCTTTTTTCACCACCTAGTTTTAATAAATCAGGGTCTTTTTGTAAACGTTTTACTTGCCTTGGGTCTAGATAATGTTCGAATTGTTTTTTAATTTCCAGACGTAATTTATATTGTTCTCTAAACCTTAAATAAAAAGCTACACTTCCTGATATAAATTGACTAATTAATGTCCATGTAACATCTATTAATATACCCACGCCTATCGTGTAAGCCCCGTAGAAGCCCGTAGAAGCCATAGTTACTAAAGCTAGAATTACACCCCAAGTTATCCCTAAATAGCTTATAAACGCCCATACGAGCCCTATAGATACTATAAATATTAATAGTTCTACAGCTAACGCATAATCGGGTATATAAGGGCTATCTTGTATTAATATAGATTCTGCAAGTGCAGCTTGTATTTTATGTGGTTCAACAAGTCCAATAGGCGTAGCAATTTGCGGCATTACACCATTAGCAGTAACACCAACAAATACAAACTTTCCATTTACATTCATTTCTTGTAAATCTGTTTGTTCAGTTTCTACCCATGATATCCATTTACGACCAAAGCTATCTGTTTTTACAGGTGGTAGTCCTCGAACAGCTATTTCTTGAACACCGTTATCGTTAGTAGTAACTATATATGTAGGCGTATTTGTTAATATTTTTAATACTTGCGTTCCGAATGAAGCCGACCAACCGTCAGGAGTTTTTAATAAAAGAGGGATTCTCCTAACAAGTTGGTCAACTTCTGTAGGTGCTATAGCAACTCCTTGTGCTACAGCATCGTACTGATAATAATTTTCTTTAATACCAGAAGACATTATACCACCAACATCTGGTCCTTTAATAACAGTTCCTGTAGTTTTGGGGTATATACCACTATTATTTTCAAAAGTAGCTAAAACACTTGGAGCATAAGTTAGAGAACTAGCAAACCTATTATCACCATTTAACCTGTCTGGTTGTGGGAAAGATATAACCCAACCAACACCCATTGCTCCCGCACCTAATAGTTCTAATTGTATATCGGCTAAACGTTTTCTTGGTAAAGGATAGCCACCTTCCTTTTCTACATCTTCTTCAGTAATATTTAATATTACAAAATTACCGCTAGGCTGAGGTGTTTTAATAAATGTATCAAAAGTTTTTAACTTTATAATTTCTGTAGGAGTGCTTTGAAATAACAAAGGTAAAGATAATAAAGGTAATAATATAAATATAAATTTTTTCATTAACTACTTTGTCGTATAGTGATAGTAGAATCACCACCACCATTAATTTTAATTATATTAGAAACACCGTCTTGTATCAAAATAACAGTATATCCACCACCAGAGTTCAAATCTACTTGTACTGACTCACTTATTTTTCTACGTAAACTTATAGTTTGTCCAGTTACGATAGTTGTTATTTGTGTCTCAGTATCTTGACCTATCAAAGTACCAGATATATTTACACCAGTTGCTAAAGATAGTTGGTCTTCATCTTCTTCAATAGCTAAAGCATCTAATACTTTCAATAAATCTTCTAAAAAATTAACGTCTAGGTAATTTATATCGAGCTCTGTAAATTCTAAACTATTATCATCTAAAAAATCTTCATTTAAATAATCAATATCTAAATCATTAAAATCTAATAAACTTACTGTTTTTGTATTTGATGTTTCTTCTTGTATGACATCTTCTTTTTTAGGTGGCGATACAATCAACATATTATCAATAACGTCTAACGTTAAATCTAGAACTACAGGTTTACTTGGTGCGTTTTCAAAAACGTCTACCGTTGTAGCTTCATAAGGTTTATTTAATACAACACTACCTGTTGCTGTTACTACCTCTATTTCTCCGCTAGATAAACCAAAAGAGTCAGGTAAAAGTATTATTAAGGAGCGTCCTAACTCATCAACAGTTGCTGTAAAATCTGTGCCACGTATTGCTATATTAGCTGTAGGTGTTCTTAATTTTATATTTTGTTTATCTATAAGATTTATGTTACCTGATATAAACCTAGCTGTTCCTAAAGCAAAATTTAATGACATCTTAGATTGACTAGGGTCAGGGTCATAGATATATTCATCTATAAGAAGTTGTGAGTGTTCTGTAAGTCTTACGATTGATTCATCTAAAAATGTGATAGCCATACGACCATTAGTCGTTATAGCCTCATCATTACTTTGTATAGCAAAATCAAGATTAGCATTGTAGGTTTTGTCTCTGACTATTTGAGCCGAGCCGTTTAGCTCAGATACATCGCCAATATTAACAGCTTGTGCTTGTACCTTGATCGTTTTGGATAACGCAAACAGTACCGCTATTACCGTTAGAAAGAATTTTGAGCCAGTCATTATCTAATGTACTCGATTGTGTAATATTAAAAGTTCTAGAATTACCAGTTTGGTCTAAATAAAAATACCCACCAGCATAACCAGAACCAGTAAAGTTTACTGTATTACTATCACCGTCAACATCAACATAACTTGTACCACCGTCGTAATTTATATCAAAATCGAAAGTGTTGCCATCGCCTTGTATAATCCAATCTAAATCTAATGTAGCAGCCAGTGCACTTGTACCGTGGTCTAAAGTAAAAGTATTTGTGCTACCAGTAACATCTACATTATAATTAGAATTATCTATACCGTATGTATTTGTTGGGTCACCTTGTATGGTAAAAGTGTTGCTATCACCATCAAACTCGAAAAATCCTGTAATAGTATCTCCTAATATATCACCTAAAAATTTATTAGTATCGCCTATTTGATTTATATCTAGAGTCATTGTAATACCGTCTAAATCTAAAGCTGTTAAAGAACCTGCAGAAGAATTTAATCCACCTATAATATTACCAGAGCCTAGTTGTTCTAAATCTATATTTGCTGTAGCACCAGATTGGTCAACATATATTTCATTATCAGCCCCGTATATTAGCGATGCATTCGTCATCACAATCAGGCTCATTAATTTTAATAGCTTCATTTTTTTCCTCCCAAAAACCTTTATCATAACCTATTTTGACGATTTGCAAAACAGACTCCTCTATAGCTCGTTGTAAAGCGAGAGTAGTTGGTTCATTTTCTGCGTCTCCCATTTCTATTTCTACTAGCTCTGTACCAGCTTCAATAAACCTAAAAACATCTTGTGATTGACCATAACTAAAAACTTGTTTACTAATCAAAACATCTATTAAAACTTCACCAGTAGCTATAGATACCATACGTAACGCTACTGTAATATTATCTACTCTATATTGTTTACTTGTTCCAATACCTAAATATCTAGCACCAATGCCACCACTTTTAATATTTGTGTCATACCCAATTATGGCACCTTCCATAAGAACACCTGCAAATAATAACGGCATGATAGGTTTAGGACCATCAGTTTTTTCGTTTTGTTCTCTAGCTGAACGTATAAGTTGTCTTTCTTTTGTTAGATTATCAAGACCTACTCTTTCTGCAACTCTAAAAAATTTACCATTTGATGTATGTTTTAAACTTCTAATAAGTAAATGACTTGGTGCTTGTGTTAATGCTGTAGAAAATAATGCAAACTCACTATTGCTTTTTCGTTGTCCTGTTTGGTCTGTGAAACTATTGGGATAAACAGCAACAACAATAGGAACTTTAGGTTGCGGAACATTTAATAATTGTTTAGATTGTATTTCTAATATATTTGGTAAGCTCTCGCCTTGTATAAGAGTCTTGTCTATAGGGTTAATACTACAACTAGAAAGAAAAATCGCCAACAGGCAATTGTATCTCAGTGATATTTCCATCTGCATCAGTAATCTTAAGAGTTATGATTCCGTTTTCTATACTGTATTCTATAGTGTTTCCCTCTAAGGTCAAAGTGCCATCTGTGCTAGGTGTCTCGCCAAACAAGTTTTCTACTAATTGTCTTGATAACTGAGCATAGATACGTGATTCAAGATTCCTAATGAATCTAGCAAGAGTTGTGTTTTCTTTATCTCTTTCTATTTGTTCTTGTATAGCTTTTATTTCTTCTTTAATACTCATCTTACGATTGAACTCTTGGTTTTCAATAGTTAGATAATGTGATGAAGTATTTACACCATTAAAAGATGGGTTTTTGAATTTATGTGTTATTGTGTCTGACCATAAATTTTCACAAAATATGCCTATAAACATCATAACACCTATAACAACAGACAGTTTTATAATTACGTCTTTTTCTTTTCTTTCTTTAATCTTTTCTTTGGTCATTTCTATCTGCCTTTGCAATTTTATTACTGTCTATAAGATTAGGAACACCTAGTATAGTTTTTATTAAAGTATCTTGTCTAATTATCTCGTTATCTAAACTTCTTACTCTATCTATCAAGGCTACTAAAATACCGTGTTGTGTGTCTAATTTAGTTCCTAATCTTTCTTCTATAGCGTTTATCTGTCCTGCTACCTTTTCGTCTACTACATCAAGTTTTTGTTCCATGCCATCAACAATTCTAATGACAAGTTTATAAATAAACCAACCTAAACCTATTGCAGCAGCTATAGGAAAACCAACCTCTTGTATTAAAGTAACTGCTTGTTCCATTAATAGTCACCCCAGATTTTAGTTTTTTTACCTCCATCATATTTGACTGCATGCCCCTCTTTTATCAAAACATCGCAAATATCTCTGCCGTCTTCTGCATAAGGTATACCAAGTATTCTACCGTATTTACCTTTTCCTAAAGATTTAACTTGTATTTTACCGATACATAATTCTTTAAGTCTTTCCTTTGCAGCTAGACCAAGTTTCTTTTCTGCTAAATCTCTTGTTCTTGATTCAGGTGTATCAATACCCGCAAGTCTAACACGTTGTTTATGTAATTTTACATCGAACCCTAAATCTAAAGTACAATCAAAAGTATCGCCGTCAACTATACGTTCTAGTGTTGCATTATATACAAAAGATTCTGGAGCTTTAGCCATTTAACACTTCCATCTTTTTCTAGCTTGTCTTAATCTTGAATTAGGGTTTTTTGCAGCTTTAGGAAACTTTTTCATCTGACCTGCAGAACGTGCACAAAATGATTTACGTCTTTTTGCTGCTTTACTACCTTTTTTAACTTTACCTGTTACTGCTGTTTTTAATTTACTTCCAGGATTCATACGTCTATACGCTTTAACTCCTGCCGCAGTCATACCAGCACCTTTTTTAGTAGCTCTAAAATTCTTTTTATTTCTTTTAGGCATCTTAGCCTTTTTTCTTGGCACTTTTGCTCCTCTTCTTTTTTGAAAAAGTTCTTACGTTCGTTGGTTTACCACCAGGATTTCCTGCTGCTCTTTTTCTTCTTACAGCACTTGCACGTTCTGCTGCTGTCATACTTTTAGCTTTACTTCTTGGCACGCATTTAGGATAACCACGTTTACTTCCTCCTTTAGCTGACTTACGACCACACTTTTGAAATTTTCCTTTTTTCTTCGGTGCACCGATATCAACCCAATCACCTTTGGGACCTTTACCAAACCAAGCTGTCAATCCACCACTAGGTTTTGCCACGTTTCTTCCTCATTCTACGTATTGCCTCTTTACCTCTTTTTGCTATAGCTGCTTGTTGTGTTTTACCTGCAACTTTAGCTCTTTGTTCCATCACAGTTAAGATTTGAATTTTCCTAGCAAATGGTTTTTTAATTTTTTTAACTTTTGCCACAGTTTTCCTAGCATCTGCTGGAGTTTTGTAAGCAATTCTAACAGTATCTTTTGGATTTTCATCTGTATATAATCTCCTCCCACTACCTTTGGGTTTTTTACCAGTTCCTTTTTTAGGTTCTTTTTTACGTTTACTTTTTACCACGTCTTTTAGTTCCTTTTCTAGCTTTTCTTATCTGAGATGTTGTAGGTGCACCTTTTGCACCTTTTTTACGCATACGTTCACCAGAACCAGCTTTAATTCTTTTACGTTTAGCATGGATATTAGCCCACAATCCTTTACGTTTTTTAACCATTACGCTTTTTTAGTTCTATATCCTCCACCACGTTTTTTATAAGTTCTAACTAACCATCCGTTTGCATAGGCACTTGGATAAACTTTGAACTTACGTTTAGCTTCAGCCTTTACTCTAGCGTATAAACTAGGGTTTGTAGGAACTGCTTTTGATTTAGAAGACTTCTTTTTAGAAGACTTCTTTTTAGCTTTTGGCATAACTTCTCCTTACTTACCGACTTTTTTCTGTGTTTCTTTATGAGCCTGTGTGAAAGATTTACCTTTTTTCATCATGTTCTTCATCATAGTCATATGCTTTTTAGTATGATGCACCCCATGTTTTTTCATGGTTTGTTGTTGTCTAGGTGTTAGACCTGCCATACTTACGCCTTTGACTGTGATATTTTTCATGGCTTTTTTAGGTTTAGCTTTCATCTTCATTTCTTTTTACCTCTTTTCATCATTTTCTTTTTACCTTTTTTAGGTTTAGATTTTTTTCCGTAGTGACTTGGCATAATTATTCTCCTTTTAATACTCTGTCTCTTAATCTAGTCGCACGTGGTCCAACTTGTGTAGCCCAGCGACTATCCATCATTTCAACCGCAGCAGTTTTCCAGTCATGTTCTTCTAGTGCGGTTAAAAACTTTTTAAACTTCAGTAACCTAGTAATACCTAAATTAAAACACATATTAGCTAAAACTCTTTGTACATCCTCTGGTAGATGTAACCACCATTCTAAATTTCTATCTAGGTCTGTTGTAACATTATCTATATCTTTTTCAAAACATTCTTTTATTCTATCTTCTGATACAGGGGTGTCTACGTCCTGACCATGTTCAGGGTCTGATTCTAATATTAAATGACCTATACCAAACGTGGGATATCCAAGGTGGTCTAAATATATTTTATCAACACAACCTTCATCAAATTTTAGTTCTTCCATCAACTTATCAATATTCATAATATCTTTACTATTGTAGACCCTCCAGTTGAAACTGAAACTACGCCCAAGGACGCTATTGCTTCTAATCCTTTTTCTTCTCCTATATATAAATCTATCCATTCTGTTCCTGTCCATAATTGTAATTGTTCAGTGCTCAGATTAAAAATTATATCACCTTTGTTAAAAAAATTTAAATTTCTTTGTGTTTCATTGACAGATAAAGTAGAATCTACATCTACTGAATTTAGAGATAACTCTAATACTCTGCTTAATCTGTTAAAAGTATCTGCGTTAACTTGTCCTTGTGCTGTGGGTAACTTAGTTTCTAAAAGTTTACTCATTATCTTTGTCCATCTGGTTTTACATCTAACCTAGTCGCACCTAATCTAAAACTCATACCTAATACATTAGTATCGTCATCATTAGATTGAACTCTTAACACAACTTGTCTACCACGTAATCTAGTATCTAACTTGGTTGTGTTAGAAAAACAAGAAGCGGTGGTTATTGTTGTTAAATCTTCTCCTGGAAAATTTCTTTTTTTCAAAACAAAATCTAATTTTTGACCTGTAGAACCTATAGAACCGTTGCCTATAAATTTTACATCAGGTATTACCCTATTAACATGTTGAAATAAATCTCCCTCTCCTAAATCGAAATCACTAGATTCAATAAAAACATTTTGCATAGCAGAACCATCGTCATCATGACCAACTTCGTGATTAAATAAACAACTAGCGTTAGTTGATGTTTCATGTGTAGCTATTGGTTTATCAAAAACACCTTCATCTAACCAAGCGTTTCTTGAAAGTTGTCCTATAGTCCAAACATTTTCATCATAGTTATATACCACATATCGATCAACGTTAGTTGCACTAGAAGAACAATAAAACCAACCAACTTCATTAAATGCTTTGTTAGAAAATGCGAATATTTGAAAACTTTGTGTATCATTTATATCATCAAAAACATAACTTAATACACTACAAGGTAAACTTTGTACTTGACCTGTATATGTATAAAAACCTTTTTTATCCATCCAAAAAATACCCTTAGGCGTATTAATAGCAGCGTTAGGACCAACTAAACCTACACCCTCATTAACTAAATTAACACCAAAAGTAAAAGGTTGTCCTATAAAGCTCAAAGAATATAAAGAAGTGTCTGTCCAAACTAATGTCTCTTGTCTTGCCCTAAGTGCACCTATAATTGAAGAACCTGCTGATAAACGTAAAGAACCTGCAGTATTAGTAGGCAACGGCTCCCACTCTGTAACGTTTTCTTGGTCACTAAAAGCAATCAACATAGGGTCTATGGTTCCTGACCTAGATGAATCAACTATAGGGTCAGCACCAAAACAAATAACGTGTCTATCTATATCACTAACTAAAACTTGTAATGCTACAGTTGGAGGTAAATTAGCACCTGCTAAATCAGATAATGCTACTGCTCTCGATGAAGTGCCACCGCTTGTGTCCCAATAAAAAACACCACCACTCCTAGGATTAAATACTAAATCTTCACCAAAATTATCATGTGAGTATAATCTTAATTGATTTGCAAAACCTAAAGACTCAGTTGAACCAAATGTACCTTCACCCCAACCATTTATACCCCAACCCGTTGATGGAACATAAACATCTAAACCAACATTTATCTGATACGCCCCTACTACAGAAGAACCTCCATTTCCTGTATCTGAAGAATTAGCTAATACTGTTGTACCAGATGTATCTTTCGCTTCTATAGTGTAACTATTTGCGTTTACTATGTTTGCTATTTGATACTCTTGATTAAGTACGGCGGCAGTTATGTTACCGCCTAATGAAGAAGCACCACTAAATGTTACAAAATCATTTTTTACAGCACCATGAGCAGTATCAGATACAGTAATAGTAGCGTCGCTATTAGCAACTTTTGCAAAAGTAACATCGCCAGCAGCTGTTGTAGACCTTATTGGCGTGATATCATAATAATTAGTGCCTTCTAATATATAGTATTTTTGTGTTGCACCTATACCTATATATTGAGTGCCACCAAGAGCTGTCCATGCATGTAAGGCTCTACCACGTGATACAAAAGTAGAAGATGTTCTTTTAGCCCATCCACCTATTTTTTCAGGTAGTCCTTTTCTAAATCGTACTAAATTACTATCGAACCATCCTCCCTCATTTGCATAAGCAGTAAGTTCTTTGTTTATTCCAGGCTTGAAAATAAATTTTTGTAAAGGCACTGTAACTCCTAAATAAAACTAGCAAATACTATTGAGCCTAGTATAAATGGATAAACCCCCCATAACAGCATTTCTAATCTTTTAAACTTAGCAGAGCCTTCATCTAAACGTTTTTCTATGTACTCATATCTGATAGTGCATTCACGTTCATGTGCGTTGAGTTCTGTTAATGCATCTTTTACGATTGCCATTATTTATCTAAAACTTCCTCTGATTTTTCTTTAGTTGAAGCTATAAAGTTATTTTGAAAAACATTTAAAGCAGCATCTACTTGGTCTAGATCAAACAACATTTGTTCTCTTTTCTGTCTCAAATTAGTTATTTGATTAGCAAGATATTTTTGTTTATCTGTCATTTCTGACTCTAATATTTCCTTATCTCCCACCATAGCTTTATTTTCTTTTTTATCTGACATTATTAACTATTATCAGTAATGTATTGTTTACCTGTAGCAACAGCTGCAACATGAGTAGTTTTTTTACTATCTGCTGCTCCTTTTACATTAGGTGTATTATCATCACTATCAACAGGTGCATATTCTAAAATAATTTCTAAGTGGTCTACATTTCTTTGTACCACTTCGTTTATTTCAGTTTGTGTCCAAGTTCCTGCTACAGCATTTCCATCTTTATCGGTTATACCACCTGCATATTTTGATTTATTACCATTAGTATTAATATCGTTAATAAGATTAACGCTGTCTGTTCCTGCTGTAAGGACTTGTGTTACTGTTGCCATATTATTCTCCTTCGTTTAATTTAGTTTTTAATTCTTCTACTTGTGTAGATAGTTCTTGTAT